CGGAAATAGGATGGACGACAGTCTGCCACTTTGGAAATGCTAAGTTATTTCACGAAAGGAAATCATCAGCGTTTCGTTTTTTCTAGATTAGGAAAAACGAAACAGGAGTTAATTTGGATACCTTCATTGAAAGAATTTTTGCCAGTTGAATTGGCGTTCATAATTACTAGCATGTATGACGCTTTTCATAAAAAAATTAAGCCAGGACAGATTGTGTTCGATTCACCATGTGGACATATTTTAAGATCTATTTCATGTTTCATTCCGAAAACATTCGTTTATCCCAATAGTGGAGAAATTTGTGTTTTTGATAAAGAAGTACATAGCAGAATACAATGGAAATATTCAAATGAGCACATATATCATCTTACAGAAACGACAAAGGAGGAAAGGTGGACATGTGGAATGGATTGCGAAATTTGTGATAGATATTGGAGTTTTACTTATAATAAAACCGGATTGACGCAACAAATAAGATGTTTTTGTGATAAAAATGTAAACGAATTTCCATGCGATAAATGTAATCCTAGCGAGTGTTGTTTGACCAATTGTGGTCAATTCGTTTATAAAAAATCAGATATTCTTTGTCGCAAACATTATCAATGTGGCAAGTGTAAAATTCCATATCTATATGAATATGACGTTCCAGACGAAGATAATGGCGTTGATGGTTGGATTGAATTTAGTTGTCCTTCGTGCAAAAGAAATGATCCTGTAAAATTCAGTTGGGATTTGGTGGCCAAGTTATTTGGCAGTGATTCTTAATTATTCATAATTGTATCAATAATTAAAAAAATGAAAACGCAAAAGATAGAAATATAGTTATTGATAAGTTTGCCAATCATGCCCGGACATCATAGGATAATATTGTTATTGAAGCAACTGTTACCGGACGAATTAACTAAATTGATCACATATATGTATATCATTATTCCTTCTCGAAAATTAAAAGCTGGTCAAATTGTTATTGATTTGGGATTTGGTCATGTTGATAGATGTTTTTCAAATTATGAATGCAGAACTTTTCTTTTTGGTATTTATACATATTCATATCATGTTACAATTTATCGTAAATTGTTGATATCAAATCCTTCAATGACAGAAACGAGAGCGGAACGAATTATCAAATCGTGTAGCGATGTTCTGAATTCTATGGGAAACAATGCAAGAATAGTGTGTTTTTGTAAAAAACTTGGTGTGAGTTTTCCGTGTCAAACGTGCGCGCCATTAGCAAAATGTTGTTTAATTCCTTTTTGTAATAATTTGACAATAAATACTTTTCCCATTCTTTGTACTGATCATCTGCGATGTGATAAATGCAAAAATCGATATGTATATAGTGCTAACTATGTAGATCAACAGGGCTATTTACTTAAATGTTGTAACAGTTGTAGAACATTTGTTTGCCCTTATGAATCTTGGGATATATTGGTTATTAATTTGATTCATCAAATTCTTAATCCAAACTACATTAATGTCGCCTGATTAGTCATAGTAGATATGCATAATCAGGTTTCTAAAAATCATACTTCAAAGTCTTGTCGATGCGAATCTTCGCAAATCTCTTGAGAAACATCACATTGAATGGACCAATATTGGTATGTTCAAAGTCTCGTCAATACAAATCTCTTGACATTACATTAAACGGATCAATATTGGTACATTCAAAATCTCATCAATGCAAATTTCTTGACATCACATTGAATGAATAAATATTGGCACGTTCAAAGTCTTGTCAATGCAAATCTTTACAAATCTCTTGACATCACATTGAATGGACAAATATTAGCATGTTTAAAATCTCGTCAATACAAACCTCTTGACATTACATTAAATAGACCAATATTGGCACGTTCAAAATCTCGTCAATACAAATCTCTTGACATCCTATTGAATGGATCAATATTGGTACGTTCAAAGTCTTGTCAATACAAATCTCTTGACATCCCATTGAATGGATCAATATTGGTACGTTCAAAGTCTTGTCAACACAAATCTCTTGACATCCCATTGAATGGATCAATATTGGTACGTTCAAAGTCTTGTCAATACAAATCTCTTGACATCCCATTGAATGGATCAATATTGGCACGTTCAAAGTCTCGTCAATGTAAATCTTTACAAATCTCTTGACATCATATTGAATGGACCAATATTAGCGCGTTCAAAGTCTCGTTAACACGAATCTCTTGACATCCCATTGAATGGATCAATATTAGCACGTTCAAAGTCTCGTCAATGTAAATCTTTACAAATCTCTTGACATCATATTGAATGGACCAATATTAGCGCGTTCAAAGTCTCGTTAACACGAATCTCTTGACATCCCATTAATGGATCAATATTAGCACGTTCAAAGTCTCGTTAACACGAATCTCTTAACATCCCATTGAATGGATCAATATCATCACATTCAAAGTCTTGACAGGCAAATCTATTAATATCACATTTTATGGACGATGTTGGCACGTTTAAAGTCTCGTCGATGCAAATCTCTTGACATTACATTGAATGAACAAATATTGGCATGTTCGGAGTCTTGTCAGTGCAAATCTTCACAAATCTCTTAACATCACATTGAATGGATCAATATTGGCACGTTCAACGTCTTGTCAATACAAATCTCTTGACATCATATTGAATGGACAAATATTGGCACGTTCAAAGTCTCATCGATGCAAATCTTTCACAAATCTCTTGTCATTACTTCGAATGGACCAATATTGGCATGTTCAAAGTCTCGTCAATGCAAATTTTCACAAATCCATCGACATCATATTGAACGGACAAATATTAGCACATTCAAAGTCTTGTCAATACAAATCTTTTGACATCACATTGAATGGTTCAATATTGGCGCGTTCAAAGTCTCGTTAATGCAAATCTTTACAAATCTCTTGACATCACATTGAATGGATCAATATTGGCACGTTCAACGTCTTGTCAATACAAATCTTTACGAATCTCTTGACATTATATTGAATGGATCAATATTGGCACGTTCAAAGTCTTGTCAATGCGGATTTTTACAAATCTTTTGACATTATATTGAATGGACCAATATTGGCGCGTTCAAAGTTTCGTCAACATAATCTCTTGACATTACATTGAACGGATTAATATTGGGACATTCAATGTCTCGTCAGTGAGAACCTCTTGACATTACATTGAACGGATTAATATTGGGACGTTCAGTGTCTTGACAATGAGAACCTCTTGACGTTACATTGGGTAGACTAATATTGGCACGTTTAAAGTCTTGACAATGCGAATCTCGTGACATTACACTGAACGGACCAATATTGGCACGTTTGAAGTCTTGTCAAATGCAAATCTTCACAAATCTTTTGACATCATATTTAATGGATCAATATTGGCAGGTTCAAAGTCTCGTCGATACAAATCTCTTGACATCATATTGAATGGACCAACATTGGCATGTTCAAAGTCTCGTCAATGCAAATCAGTCGTATAATATACACAAATAAAAATTGAAATAATAAGAATTAGCTATGTCCATCGATAGTGACAGGGGTTAACTATGAACCATTTGGTTTTATTGTTGTTGAAAGAATTTTTGCCAACTGAGTTGGTTATTATAATCATTAGCGTGTACCACGTTTTTTATAAAAAAATAAAGCCCGGACAAACAGTGTTCGAATCTCCTTGTGGACATACTTTGAGACGCATAAAATGCGTTATTCCAACAAATTTTATTTGCCCTATCAATAAGACAACATTTGTCTTTGATAAATATTTATATGATAGGGTACATAAGGAGCGCACTAGTAAATTTATGTGTCACCTTACGGAAATGACTGAAAATGATTTGCGCAAAAAATTTTTTGCGTGCGAAACTTGTGATAAATATTGGACTTGTACAAATTTTAGAACCAATTTGGCACAAAAAATAAGATGTTTTTGTGGTAAAAATGTCGTTGATTTTCCATGTATTCAATGTCGCCCCAAATACATATGTTACATCCCTGGCTGTTGTCAAATCGTTTACGAAAAAAAAGCAAATGTTCTTTGTCGCAAACACTATCAATGTAAAAAATGTGAAACTCCATATTCATATAATTATGATGATAAGAAAGGTGGGTGGTTTAAATATAGATGTCGTAATTGCAAAAAGAAGTAAAATTGTTAATTTTAATTGGGATTTAGTCAGCAAATTATTTATGATTCTTAATTGTTCATATTCATATGAATAACTAAGAAAAAATGGAAAGATAATAATTAGATAATTGAGTAGATCAATATTGGCACGTTCAAAGTCTCGTCGATGCAAATCTTCACAAATCTCTTAACATCACGTTGAATAGATCAACATTGGTGTGTTCAGAGTCTCGTCAGTGCAAATCTCTTGACATCACATTGAATGGGTCAACATTAGCGTGTTCAAAGTCTCATCGATGCAAATCTTCGTAATCTATCGACATCACATTGAATGAACAAATATTGGCGCGTTCAAAGTCTTGTCAATACAAATCTCTTGACATCACATTGAATAAATAAATATTGGCACGTTCAAAGTCTCGTCAATGCAAGTCTCTTTACGCCACATTAAATGGATAAATATTGGCACGTTCAAAGTCTTGTCATTACATTAAATGGACCAATATTGGCGCGTTCAATACAATCTCTCGCATCATATTGAACAGACCAATATTGGGACGTACACAATCTCTCGACATCACACCGAATGAACCAATATTAGCACTTTTAAAAGTCTTATCAATGCGAACATCTCGACATCACCTTGAACAGACCAATATTTGCACGTCCAAAATCCCATCATTGCAAATCTCTCAACAGATAATAATTGAATATAACCATATGCACAATTAAAAAATTGAAATTACAAAAATTAGCTACGTATATCAATAATATTACGAACAATCATGACTCATCTGATTTTATTGTTGCTGAAAGAATTTTTGCCATCCGATTTGGCGCTCATAATCACTAGCATGTATAATCTTTTTGTTGAAAAAATCAAGCCAGGACAAACTGTGTTCGATTCTCCTTGCGGACATACTTTGAGATCTATTATGGATATTATCCCGACAAAATTTGTTTGTCCTATCAATAAGGTAACATATAATTTCGACAAAATAATATATGCGAGGCTATATTGGAAACGCACTAACATGTATGATTGTCATCTTGTAGAAATAACTAAGAATGATATATTGTTGAGCAAAATAAGATACGAAAGTTGCAAAATTTGTGATAGATATTGGAAGTTCACAGAAAACAAAACTGGTTTAAAAAAGCAAACGAGATGTTTTTGCGATAAAAATGTTGACGATTTTCCATGTGATCGATGTCGTCCCGACATGTGTTACCAAACTGGTTGCTGCTGGTTCGTTTATGGAAAAAAATCAAAAACCCTTTGCCGCAATCACTATCAATGCAGCAAATGCAAAATTCCATATGTGTATGATCATAATATTTCAGATTATGGCGCTGATCAATGGATTGAATACAGTTGTCTTGGTTGCAAAACAAATAAAAGTGGACACTTTTATGCAGGATTAATAGAATAATTAACAAATAATTCTTAATCATTCACAACATAAATAATTAAGAAAAAAATGAAAAAATAATAGATAAGAATAATTATTAATAATTTATTAATAATCATGTCCAAACACTACCAAGTAATATTATTATTAGGACAATTATTGCCCATCGAATTGACTAAGCTAGTTACATATATATACATTATTATATAAAAGTGAATACAGTTAGATACACCGAATATCGACGAATAAATATTTTGTATGTCAATATTTCTTAGTTTGTACAATACCATAAGAAACTAAACGTCTACTTCGGCACCGGTAGGGTTATTATCATCATTTTTTAATTCAGCGTTGATGTTAACTATCCTATCACGACAACGATCCATCATACTCATAAATACTAAGATGATTAAAGTTGCACCAAGAACGCACGCGAATGTTCCTGCGTTAACGGTAAAAAAAAAGATAAAATAAGAAAGAGTATTCATATCATCGTAGCAAATTCCACGGTCGGGAGTTAATCTACATATTCCCCAGCCTCCAAATACTATTACACATTCAATAATCACAATAGCAAACACCATCATCAGAATTTTATATATCAATGTAACTTCTCGATTCAGAGATGGACTACGGACAAATATATTTTGAGGATCGTTGGTTTCAAGGCAATCTAAAATAGTGTAGGTTTGTTTCTCTTCAAGAGCTTCGTAATCTTTTTGATTATCCATATATTGCTATGTATGATGTATAATAAACTCTCCTAACAGTTCCGTTATCAATTTTTTAGCAAGATTATTTGATATTGACAACGATGAGTAAATATTTTACGTATCAATGTTTCTTTCTCGTTTTGTATGATATCATAAGAAATTAAACTTTTGGGTCATTTTTTAGTTCATCATTGACATTAATTATAGCGCACGTCATAAATATAAACGCGGCAACAATGGCGGCTCCTAAGAGAATGACAGCAAATGCTATAATGTTGGCCATAACAGCGAATACTAAGGACGCTGACGTACCACTGCTGCAAAACAAACGATTAGGTGTTAGTCGACATAGCTCCCAGCCTCCAAATACTATCACACATTCGATGACCACAATAGCAAACCAAACTTGCAGAAATATACATATATCAATAGTGCACCGATTTAGATACGGACTGCGCACAAATATATTTTGAGGATTATCGGTTTTGAAACAGCACAAGATAGTGTAGGTTTGTTTTTCTTCGAGAGCTTCGTAATCTTTTTGACTATCCATGTGTTATTTTGAACAATATATAATATGTACACTCCTAATAGTTTTATTTATCAATTTTTGATAAAAATTGATAAAAAATATGTTAGTCACAAAATATTCCACTATGGAAACTATATTCAATTCGATCATTGGTTAAATCTACATATGTTTAAATATAATTTACTTTGTTATGACCATCGCCAGTCGATCGAAATTTAATTTTACTATCTGGCAAACTATTATGTTTGTTAAATAAATCCTCAACATCTGCGCAATCATTTGGAAATCGATCATTTCCTTAAATATTGTCATCCAGATCATCAATTGGATTTTGCAACAATGATTGCGTCCGTCGCAAGAGAATGGTACACTTACCGGCCTTTTCTCTTTCATATTTTTTTTTATTTTATCTTTTGCTTCAGACATTTTTTTTGATAATTATGGTATTTTGATAGTGCTCTGTCGTTTAAAGATTCAATTTTTTATGGTGTGACAAGATTTTCAATTTTTGATTATAGTTGTCTCAGTTGCAAAAAAATAAAAGTGGACACTTTCGTGCAGGATTAATAGAAAAATTAATAAATAATTCTTAATCATTCACAACATAAATAATTAAGAAAAAAATGAAAAGATAATAGATAAGAATAATTATTAATAATTTATTGATAATTATGCCCAAATACTACCAAGTAATATTATTATTAGGACAATTATTGCCTATTGAACTAACTAAGATAGTTACATATATGTACGTTATTATTCCTTCTCAAAAATTTAAAGCTGGGCAAGTTGTCTTTCATTTTGAATGTGGTCATATTTCTAGATGTGTTCTGAGTTATGAACGTAGGGCTTTTGTTCTTTCTAATGCGGATACATATTCGTATGATGTTGAAAATTATCTTAGAATATTGACAGAAGATGTAAGAATACATTATCCAACAGGTACGATCTTAACAAGTACTAGAACAGATCGATTTATTAATCAGTGCGCATGTGACCAGAAATCTGTGAAAAATGGTGCAAAAAGAATATGCTTTTGTAAAAAAATTGTTACAAAATTTCCATGCGAATCATGTGTTTCGTTTACGAACGATTGCATATTTCCTTTTTGTATTAATTTAACGACGAGTACCTCTCCATCTCTTTGTGTTTATCATTTGCGATGTGATAAATGCAAAAATCGATACGCATACGATACTAAATATTATACCCATGGTACAGGATATTTACGAAAACATTGTAAATTCTGTAAAACAACGACATGTACTCACGACATGGCCGGCATATTTATTCGTATTTTTATGGACGAAATCAACAATCCAGATACTTGAAACTAAATTTACATATATATGCATAATTTAGTTTTTCAAAAAAAATGAAAATTACAATAACAGACATCCTTTTGCATTAAAAAAACGACAAACATGTCTGAATCGTTATATTTGCTCTTCATACTTAAGGAATTTTTACCGAGTGACTTGACAAAATTGATCATACGTGTTTATATATATCTTCCACAAAAATTTAAACCAGGACAAATCGTTTTCGAGGTTCCATGTAGACATCAATTTAGATTTTTATTGAAACGAGATAACAAAAGTCTTTTTTATCCAAATGGCAAAATACATTTTAACAAAGCAACAGCAAAAGCAAGTTCGTTGCATTATGAAATATTTCCTGGCACAACGTTATCATGTAAACGTTGTAATTATCATCAATATTTTGCCGCAACTACGACGTTTAATTTATCTATTATTTGTTTTTGTAACAAAATTACAGATCGTTTTCCATGTGGGACGTGTTCTGCAACGAAATGTTCCGTTCAATTATGTGTTAATATTGCCAGTGGGCGAGAGGTACCTATTCTTTGTAAAAAACACATGCTGAGTTAGTTTCAATTGATTATAATTAATTGAATCGAACCATAAATTTGATATTTTAGAGACCGTACATTGAATGGACCAATATTGGCGCGTGCAAAGTCTTGTCAGTGCAAACTTCTACAGATCTCTTGACATTGATTTGAATGGGCTAATATTGGTACACTCGGTTGCGCTTGAACGGACTAATATTGGCACATCCAAGGTCTCGTCAATGTAAACTTCTACAAATCTCTTAACATCACTTTGAATGAACCAATATTGGCACATTCAAAGTCTTGCCAATACAAACTTCTACAAATCTCTCAACATCACTTTGAACAGACAAATATTACCATGTTCAATATTTCGTCAACACAAATTCATCGACATCACATTGAATTGATCAATATTGGCATAAACTTTGTTCAAACTGATGAAGAAAATAATCGATTATGAACATTCATACATAATCGATTAAAAAAATTGAAAAACTAAAAATCAGACAAATCCATCTAAGATTGACCATAATTTAAAATGAACCAATATGCTGTAGTTTCATGGTTATTAAAACAATCGTTTTCACCTGAAATAAGCAACTTTATCACATGGATTTACATGATCGTACTGTCATCTCAAAAAACTAAGCCAGGACAAACCGTTTTTGAATCTCCATGCGGACATCTTTTGAAATATGTTGTGAAATCAAAATTAAAATCTTTTACCTGTCCACTAAATAAAGAGATCTATTTATTTGAAAGAGACATGTTTGATAGGGAATTTTATTACATGTTCGAATTGTCCGAACCATATATTTTTCTAGATTTAGTAGAAGAGTATGATCATGAATATCGGGATGGGATAAATTGCGGGATATGCAACAAAGTTTATTATACTTCATCTGTCAAATCTGATATGAAAGCAAAAATAGTCTGTCATTGTGGCAAATTTGTTGATAAATTCCCATGCAAAACATGTCCGAAAAAAAGATGTCGCGTCCCCGGCTGCACCGATGTTAATTACGAAAAAATGAACACTGAGCTTTGTCGTGATCACTATCGATGCAAAACATGCAAAGATCCTTTATCGTACGATCATTACACTCCGTGTCACGAAGGTTGTTGTGATGGATGGATCGGATCAAAATGTAAAAAATGCAAATATGAAAAGTCCATAGATTTTGAATGGAGTTTACTGCCAATATTATTTCCAGATTTATGGCAGCAAACTCCATAGATTTTGAACAGAGTTTGCTGCCAATATTATTTCCAAATTTATGGTATAGGTGATTAATTATTAACAAATAACTAATCGCATATATCATTTCCGACGCTTTGGATAGACTTACAAAAAATTGAAAAACTTAAGGTCAAATAAATCCATCTAAAATTGATCACAAAACCAAAATGAATCAACGTATCACAGTTTCATTGTTACTAAAACAATCGTTCCCACCCGAAATATCCGAGTTTATCATATGGATTTATGCAGTTATGCTACTGTCCCAAGAAACTAAGCCGGGCGAAATCATTTTTGATTCTCCATGTGGCCATATTTTGAAACGTGTTAAAAAATCAAAACTAAAACCGTTCACTTGTCCAATAAATCAAAATACATATTTGTTTAAAAAAGATGTACCTGAAAGGTATTATTATCGCAAATTTAAATTAACAGAACCATATATGTTTTTGGATTTAGAAAAAACATATGATCACTTATGTCCACCTGACATAGGTTGTATGTCATGTAATCAAGTTTATTCCAAATCAGCAGTCGAAACCGATCTGAAATTAAAAATAGTATGTCATTGTGGTCAATTTGTTGATGTATTTCCGTGCAAAACATGTCCGGAAAAAAAATGTTGCGCATTCGAATGTAGCAAGTTTATTTACGAAAAATCGTCCACTGGGCTTTGTCGTCATCATTATCGATGCGAGAAAAATGCAAAGGGAATATATGTTTAATTAATAATTAAACATATATTATTTTCGTTCCCAAAATATTAAATTGCCATCCAAATTACTATCCGACACATTCCGTAATGATACCCGCGTATTCACTCCTTTTTTCTTCACAAATGCCAAATCAAATTTATTCAATACTAAAACAACAATAGATTTCAATATATAATCCGCGTAAATGTTTCCCAAACACATCCGAGGTCCTAATCCAAATCGATGATACTGATAAAATTGTTTCGAATCAGTGCCATTAAACCGATCTGGATTAAACTCATGCGGATTTGCCCACACTTCTGGATCTCTATTCAGCATTTGCGTGTCCAAACTAATCATGGTACCTGCAGGACATTGAAACCCTCCTAAATCTATCTGTTGCATGATTGTCTCCGCAAAAGTTTGCACAATTCCAGGATTTAACCGCGCAGATTCATTGATAACGCACGTCAAAAAAGATAGTCCATCTATGGTCCTAAAACTAGTTACGTACCAATCGGCGTTTAATATTGATAACTAAATCATTTTGATTATCAATATTACTTATTAAAAATAGGATTCATAGTTTTCTGGATCATTGAATGATTTAGACATATCTAGCCATTTTTCCATACTCTGTCTATTTTTTCTCTTATTTTGCTCTTCAATAATATAAACGTTAAAAAATTTTTCAACTTTTTTGGGTCTCATCATCAATTCTAATATTTGAGATGCGGGATTGATAATTTGATGTTCTAGATAATACAAATAATCTATTTTGAGATTGTTTTTGATAACGTACTCTGGATTCTCAATCAGTTCCCCCTGTTTGATGTCTTTTTTCTTCTGTCGTCCAATGTCTTTTACAATATATACATATTGGATACGATCATTAACTTGTGGTTTGTTACCCGGGTCTCTCGCGCCCATCCTATCTGCCAATACTCTGTGCGCTATCGAACCAGGTTTTTTATATCTCGCTTTCAAGGCCTTACTGAGAATAAATTTATCGATCGAATACTTGCCATCCATCAATTTTCTAAGAACAGTTTTTGCAAATTCCAAAGCACACGTAATATCCTTCGTTTTGACTATTTGATCAATAATTCCACCAACGATGATCTTGACTATTGGTGCATTATCTCTCCTCTTCAGCACAATACCCATCGACATCAAATAACACTTCTCGATATCATGCGCATACAATAATCCGACATATTTTTTCTTAGTTATCAAAATGAATGGATGCATTGTCTTTTCATAAACAATTCTTTGCGGCGGTGGAACAATCGAATTTATTTTTTCTGCTGCTTTAATTGATAGATTTATTGTTTCTTGTAATGCAGCCTTGTCAGATTTTGGTTTTCCATCTTCATCTTTAAGGCCAAAATCAATGAATATAGAATCTGTATTTTTAAGAATCATCTCTCCAATGCCTGCATGAAACGTCCCATCTTTGGTCTCTAAATCATAAACGTAATCGTCATATGTTATATTTTTAACTATTTCGGTTTTCGTGACAGCGTGCGGAATCAACGATTCGTTATCAAAGTTATAAATATCGTCATCATAATTGATAGATACATTCAATCCTATCGATCTCATCAAAAAATATAAGCATTGAGCGTTAACCTTGTCATTCATGACGATTCCTTTTATCATATTGATTCCATTCGCCGCAATGTAACCGTCTAAAAATGATTTCTTAATCTCCAGATCACTGTTTAAAATTTCATGCGGAACTCGTGCGACGCTTGAACCTAACTCGAACGCTTTCTCTAAAGAAATGTTCGAATATTTATTGTTTGGTTCCATAAATCCATGCAACAATTCAGTTCCAATCTTACAATCATGCGGTTTAATTATTTTTTTATTTTTATCCAATAACGAATGATCTTCAGTTACATCAACACAGCCGGTTGGTGTTAATATTCTATGGATTTGTTTAATTGTCTTGTGTCTGATTATGCGATTCACTTTAGACCACCCATTTGATGTCCATACTTCGATATCAAGAATTAGCTGTTCTTTTTCAATTCTGTTAGATTCATCTGCTTTAAACTGATCATATGCTTCCCATGTGCCACTTAATTCTTCGATCATAGAAATATTTACATCATCATTATCGACATTGCGATAAACAATAGGTGTGTCACCAGTTACAGAATCCCCATATATTATTTTAGATCCTTCAAAATTCTCTTCTACGATGGTTCTTGCGGAATATAATCTTTCTCGACCGATGGAAGTTGTTGAAGCGGCAATTGGTAGATAGTAAATAGGGCTCGTTGGTGCACCGGTTTGTCCGTAGAGACTATTAGCTGTGATCTTATAAGCAAGTTGCAAACCATTTAATGCTATTTTGACACTAGGATCTTTTTCTGTTTTGAGTTTATTATTTGTTGCGGCTCTGGCATTCAATAATTTAGTAAGAATAAGAGGAAGGATACCATACTTACGTGGACTTCCTTCAGGTGCTATTTCTTCTGCAAAACAATGAATATCCGTGACCGGTTGGTTATTTTCATCTTTGATAACGCGCCCTTTTTTATCTTTTTTGATTACCGGTATTTTACGATATTTATATCCTGGCAAATCTGAATATTTTGGATTCGTTACAGATGTTTCTTGTGACATATTACCCTCACAAATTGAATTTGGATATAATGAATTAAAATCTAACACACCAATCGGTTGCGTATAAACTCCTGGGATTGGCTTAATAACGGTGGCCCCTTCGTATTTTTCGTCAGAATCTCCATCTACATCTTTATTTTTTCGTTGCAAAACGGGAATTAAGTAACCGTGCAATCGACATTCTTTGGACACCAAACTGAATACCTTCACTCCCTGCCCTCGTAAAAAGAGGTACGATAATGGAACATTACAAACTTTGGCCATACCAATGTTATTGATAACTATTTCCAATTTTGCTAACAACAGATTGACAAGCTTACAATCCTTCAAACAATATTTCGCAATCTGTCTAATTTTTTTAGGATTACCCTGATTAAAATACTTGTTGATGTTAGTGTGATGCATATCGTCCTTAGCAAAAGTCCAAAATGTTTTCAACAAAGGATTGGCCATAGATTCTTTTAATTCTTTAACATCATTCGAATCCATTACTGTTTTGATACTCTGAAAAGTAATTTCACCATCTTTTACTTGTGATATGTCAGTTACTTTATATTTTGCATTTTCTCGCAATGGCGTTGACGCATAACCATCATTGATCATAATTTGAATGTATGATCCAATGTCTAATGCTTTGGTACTATTCGTGAATATACTGACAATTTCATTTTCGAAGTTTATTTTTTTGACTCCTTCCGTGATAAAGTTGGCGGACACATTATCCAATTTGTATCCTGTCAATTTATGATCTCTCATAATAATTTTCATGACATCCATAGAAATAATGCCCGGCACATGAAAAAACGAAAGCTCATTATCACCTAACGCAGATGATGATAAGTTTTTTTTCTCAAAAATCGTCAGTGATTTGGAAATTCCTTCTTTGTTGATAATGTTTTCATTCTTCAACTTGCCCATCAGTGTTAAAAATTCTGTCGCAAATTTGGGATACAAATCAGCCACTTTAACTCTTTTTTTGATCGCAGCTTCTTGATCAATACGCAATACTCTGTCGTATATATAGCTGTCATCAAAACCAAAATTATTATATCCTGCCATGAAATCAGGTCTAATTTCTGAAAATTTTCTCGCAAATGCGCGTAACAATGCCTTTTCTGAATTAAAACATTCAACATTTGCGCCTACAATTTTAGAACAATTTTTAACGACCAATATATGTTGGTCTGCACATATCATTGATCCATATCGATAAACAGTCATTCCAATTTGAATGATCTTATCTGTTTTTCGTTTAGCTTGGGGGAAATTATGATCGCATGAAATACACTCAATATCATAACCCATAATTTTGAATGGTGCCATTGTATTTTCAAATTCTTCCCCTGCTGGTAACACATCTTTCCATCCTACCTCATAAGATAGATCGCAATGAGAATGTTTCGGAATATGAGTCAACTTTTTACCATTAATAATAACCCAACCACACGATGATAAATTATTAATATGCATAAATCTGATATGCGGCTCCAAATTTGATTCATATCTAAAATATTGGATAGCTTCTCGACCTAATCCGTTTATCTTAAGTGGATAGGATAAAGCGTATGAATATTCTTTCATCGCTGTGTGACTTTTAAAATACAATTTCAAAAATTTGAACTTAGTCTTGCCAGCAAATCCATAAAAATCATGTCTTTTAACTACTTTCTTATCCAATAATGATTCACCATAATCATAATCATATTTAGGATTATTTTTGGTTTTGTATGTTACTTTATTTTTTAGAAATTCCAAAAATATTTCCACTTCATTATTTGACCATTGATCCGGAATACGAATAAAAAAATATGGTTGAAAGTTTGTTATTCTTAGACATACATCCTTGTCATCAATTGTCCTACCAAAAAGTTGGATCACATATACTTCCTCATTGTCCTCATCGATCTCATGATATGTATGCCAATCAATAATCTGAAATTGTAGTTTAGATATCCTTTCTCTTAGTTTTTCATCAATTATTTCTTTTTTTGGTTCTTCATCAACAATAACCTTTTTTATTTTTTTAGGAGATGTGCTTTTATTGACTTTTTTTGACGCTGTTTTTGATCCACTAAATCGGCTACTATTTTTTTGAGGACTTTTATTGGACATCCGATGTATATAAAGTGCAATATATATTTTTAAATGCCATATTTTTTTCATTTTTTTTGTGATAGGCATAATCTCTATAACATTATTAAAATTTTTCTGCGTTTATAGTATACAAAATATGCAACCGACCATAAAAATCAGATATAGAGATTGTGGTTCGCGGGATTATGAAGAACATTGTTTTCATAAATATCGTCATAATCGCATCATTGATTGTGATGATGATTGTCATAAATGTCGAATAGGACCAACAGGGCCAACAGGACCAAAAGGCGGCGGTACGGGTGCTACGGGACCAACTGGGCCGAGTGGTGGCGGTACAGGATCAACTGGTTTGAACGGAAGCACTGGCGCAACTGGTTTGAATGGAAATACGGGTCCAACTGGTTTGAATGGAAGCACTGGTGCAACTGGTTTGAATGGAAGCACTGGCGCAACTGGTAATACGGGTCCAACTGGTTTGAATGGAAGTACGGGACCAACTGGAAACACTGGTGCAGCTGGATTGAATGGTAACACTGGTTTGGACGGAAACACTGGACCAACCGGAAACACTGGTGCAGCTGGATTGAATGGCGACGCTGGACCAACTGGATTGAATGGTAACACTGGTCCAACTGGGAGCACTGGTCTAAATGGAAATACGGGGCCGACTGGATTGAATGGAAGTACAGGACCAACAGGTACTACTGGTGGTCAAGGAACTCAAGGTGTTACTGGTCCTAAAGGTGACACTGGGAATAGTACTGGAAGTACAGGACCAACAGGTGCGACGGGATCAACTGGAGATATGGGTGGTACCGGATCAACTGGGGCTACCGGTGTCGCTGGTTCAACTGGTGCGATGGGACCCAAAGGCGATACTGGGGACAATACTGGATTTACAGGATTCACTGGAGATACAGGTGCGACAGGTGTAGCAGGCGCAACAGGTGCCATCGGACCAACTGGAAATATGGGGGCCATCGGAGAAACAGGTGTGGCTGGTCCTACAGGAGAAACTGGAAATACTGGGGCAATAGGAAGTACCGGAAGTACCGGAGTCACGGGAAGTGTTGGCCCGACAGGAAATACGGGAAGTGTCGGTCCAACTGGTGTAACCGGTGACACAGGAAATACGGGAGCTACGGGAAGTATCGGTCCGACAGGAAATACGGGAAGTATCGGTCCAACTGGTGTAACCGGTGACACAGGAAATACGGGAGCTACGGGAAGTATCGGTCCAACCGGGGACACCGGAAGTACAGGAAGTACAGGACCAACGGGGCCCGCTGGAGAAATACAATCTTTTTACAATCTCAATAGTGGAGGAAATTTGACGAACAACGCATTCGAATCTACAGGCTTTGAATCTGCAAACGAAAATCAAACGCAAATATTGATGACTGAAAATAGTACACTGATCAACATCTTCGTATATTTGTCGAGTCCGCCTGGTTTAGGTACTTTTAGAACATTTGTCTTACGTAAAAACGGTGTCAACACACTTCTTACCGTAACAATCGCCGATAATAATACAACAGGAAGTAACATTATTGATTCTGTAAGTGTTACTCCATTTGATTTAATTTCGGTGCAACATACAGTTACTGGCGCAGTTACAAATGCTGTAGGAATAATTACTTTCAAACAGATCATCGTCTGAGCAACTAGGCGCTTCACAACGTTACTATAAAATATCCTCATTCATCATAATGAACAAAAACATCCGCGTAAAAATTCTTTGCAATTGGACTAATTCCAAACAAATATGCCAACAATTAAACAACAATGTCAACACATTAAAACATATTGAAATTACTTGGCTTGATACCGATATTGATTATTATTTCATATTTAACAGTCCCTTCAATGGCGAATTATTTCAACCAAACAAAACGATACTAATAAAGACAAACAATGCCCCTAATATTTATGAACACGAACCGCTAAATTTTTTGAAAATAATACCGACAGATTGTGATCTAGAATCAATAAATTTTTTGAATTTGTTGGAAGGAATAATTTATCATCTAGAAGGGATTCCGTATGAATCAGTGCAAGTGGGACCAGATACTTTGACTTATCAAAGGTATTTCACAAACATCACAAAACCTGTCAAACATATTTGTTTCTTGCATTGCTGTTCAATTGGTCACGCATCGCGAATGATATTGAACCAAATCGTATCCAAAGTATTGCGCGAATTGATAAATGAATTAGATTATTTGTACATCGTCAACATCGGTGAAAACATTGTCGAAACTGATTTTATAAATGAGAAGATAAGAATTATTAATTATTCAAACAATACCCAACTTTTTGAAAAGCCAACTCTCAATTTGATGCGGTGCTTTAGCAAATATCATCAGGATGCTAAAATATTGTATTTACACACTAAGGGGATAACCTATCCAAGTGATTATGTCCAAATATCTGACTGGCGCAATTTACTAATCTTTTTTTTAGTGGAAAGATACCGTACTTGTTTGAAGTTATTAGACGAGTATGATGTCGTTGGCAGTAATTTTTCACTTGATCCACATCCACATTTTAGCGGCAATTTTTGGTGGAGTACAAGCAAGCATATTAACACTTTACCAGAGATTATTTCTAACGTAAGACATGATTGTGAATGGTGGTTATTTAATAACAATCCAAACGTTAAGAAATCAGTTTTGTACACCAGCAATGTTAATCATTATACAACTCCTTATCCAACATCTATATATGATCCTGATGCTATTAATGAAAAATAATAAGTTTTATCATTTTTCATTAAAATATGTCTCGACGAACATAAAATAACATATATGCTTTACGGGTGATAATGCAACCACCTGATAATTGATTAACTTTTTCGTCGTCATATTTGTACCACACGTTAGTATTTTGATCTTTACAATATGAAAAATAATGGCCACCATACATACCACCTTCGTGATTGACGACGCACTGCAAATCGTACATGAAGAACTTATTGTGCATGCTTTCCATATTAATAGGAGATATCATGGATTCAATATTCAAATTTGTTATCGGACAGTGAACCATATTATTATTTTTTTTAGAAAGATTCCTATCAAAACGCTTTAGTTGGATTACTAAATATTTAGGATTCGTCCATAAATCTATTTTTTTGATTCCCTTAACATTTTTGTTACATCCCTTACAGTGCCATAAATTATCATCATCTAATATTTCTTCCTTGCAGTATTCATTCATACAATCATATATGGTAATATTATCTCCTTCGGGGATAGAAAACGATAATTGCAAATAAGGCTCAAAATTATCAGAGACATGTTTGCACATGATATCTGGACAAGACATACTTGAATGTAAAAAACCAGCAAGATAATTAGTAACGACAGATTTAGATGTGTCATAATATTTTTTCATCTCCTTGAACGATTTTAGAATCAAGTTTTCATTAGGCATTGCATTCTTTTTTTCTTCACATTTACGAAGGAACTCTTGTTTTTCTTTTTCTGATTTTGATTTTTCTATTCTTTTTTTTATTTCTTGTTTAAAATCAAGTAGTTCATTAACGGACACTTTTTCTGTTTTGATTCGTGTGTTTGTATTAGTCGCCAATTCTTCTTGGATTTTTTGTATGATGCAATTGTATGCTTCTTCAGCGTCATGTTGATCCCTGCCGAAAAAAAAATTATTCCGTGCTTCTGAAAAAATCTTTTTAAAACTAATTGGATTTATGGTTGAATTTTTTTGTCGTGGTGAATTAGAACTTACATTGTCACTCCATAATCCTTTTAGTAATTTGATGATTTGATATGTTGTGGTGGAATTAACGATGATTGATTTTTCTTCCGATGACAATGTTTGTGGCACAAAATTTGGCTGGGATATTTTAGTTTTGATATCATCGTATTGTGCGTTTGAAAAAAATTTGGGTGCATTTTTTAAGAGAATGTTTATTATGGCATCTTCGTTATGTAGCAAATACTGCTTGAACATGTAAAGATGACTAATCGTTTGGATTGTCGCATTCATATAACAAGAATTACCCGAATTTATTAAACCAGAGTTTCCTGGTATATATTTTTCAATTTTAGCTTCTGTTTCCGGATTAGATGTGGATAAGTTGTTCATGTTAATTAATATAATTATTATCGTTTATTATTTATGTATTGTTAACATCAATTTTTTTATTATATTCTGATTATAATATCAATGAACAAAGACATAATTGATCAATTTAATCTTCTGATTAATCAAATACAAGCAGAGTATGTTGATGCTCAAACACGAAATGATAGTAATGAAACCATAAAACATAAATATCGTTTACAATCATTGAAAAAAGCAGTGCAAGTCTTAAGAAGGCTAGATTTTGAGATAGAAGAAGCGAACGATGTGGCACATATGCCAGGTATAGGAAAGGGGACATTGGCGCGTATTGACGAAATTTTGAAAACTGGGCAACTTAACGAAATCAAAAAACCTAAAAAGAAAATTAGTGATACAATAACCAGTATTCAAGAATTGAAGGGTATTTTTGGTATTGGCGATAAAAAAGCACAAACTCTTGTGACAAAATATAACATCAAAAGTGTTGCGGAACTTAAACAAGCATACAATAAAAAAAAGATAGATCTTGATAATAACATTAGATTAGGATTGAAATATTACGATCTTTTGGAACTTAATATTCCTCGCGATGAAATTACCAAGACAGCAAAATATTTGACAAAAGTAGCACAAAAAATAGATAAGGATTTGTTTTTGATGATTTGTGGATCCTATCGCCGGGGGAGAAAAACGTCTGGTGATATTGATGTATTGTTATCGCATCCAAAAATACCGACGCAAAAACAAATAGGAAATCCAGAAAAATATGGCGCAAAAAATTACATCAATCTTTTTGTAGATAAATTATCTGAGGACGGTTTTTTGTTGGATCATCTTACAGACAAAGCCAGTACGAAATATATGGGCTTTAGCAAATTGGATTCATTGCCAGTCAGAAGAATTGATGTCAGATTTGTACCATACAGTGGCTTAGCTGCGTCAATGTTATCTTTTACTGGTCCACGAGATTTGAACATCGCCATGCGCAGAGAAGCTATCAAACGCAATATGATCTTGAACGAATATGGATTGTATAAAGAAGGAGAGAATGGGGATTTGACGATGGTGAAAACTTCCACCGAGGAAGAGATTTTTAATAAATTAGGAATGGAATATATGACTCCAGAAGAACGCGATAGTTATGAAGTCGAAAAAAAAAGATGATTTTATAAATGTTACAATGAAACGTTTATAAATTCAATAGCAAAATGGAAGACTTACTAGAAGATGCCATATTATTATTGTGTCATTATTTGACAGACCAAGAAAAGATATATTTTTTGTCAACATCGTCCAAATTTGACAAATTAAAAATGAAAACAAGTTTTAATACTATGATTGAGAATAATAAAATACTTGATCTTGTATATTTTGATCGATTTACAAACGTCACTATTTGTCGCGATTACAAAAGATTACCAGCGTTAGTTACACATTTGACGTTATATCAAGGAATATATTACAATGAATATGAAAAATATATTCCGAATAGTGTAACGCACATAATAATCGCTACGGATATGCCAGGTTTAGAATGCGTCTATAACGAGGTTATGAAATCCGATCTGCCATGGAATAGAAAGATTCCTTATATAGATTTTGATACCGGAAATAAAATAACACAAAACGATTTTAGCTTGGAAGATGAATATCACAAAATATATCCTAACATGATACCCAAAACTGTGAAACGTTTGCATTTTTGTTATAATTTTGATAAATCACTGCGAGGATGCATACCTAATTCCGTCACTCATTTGTCTTTTCTTGATTACTTTAATCGTCCTATTAAAGATTGCATTCCTGATTCGGTAACAAATTTAAAATTTGGATGGGAATTTAATCAACCTATCGATGGTTGTATTCCTAATTCAGTGATCAAGTTAAAATTTGGTGACGAATTTAAACAACCTATTGAAGGTTGTATTCCTAATTCAGTTATTCATCTATCACTCGGTTACGCGTTTAACCAAAGACCACTAAAGAATTTGTTACCACCATCAGTTACTCATTTACACGTTGCCATTAATTTTATGGATGATATCGATACCTTACCTGACACACTGAAATATTTGTCTATAGATGGTCAACCTGTCGACATTGATGGATTACGAAAAGAACGTAATATGTAAGACACTTAAATATTAAATTCTGGAACAATATTCCTAAAATTATCTACCAACGTAGGAATTGCAAACATAATCGCCAAGTCAAATATTTCGTCAACTAACTTTCTGCGAGTTAGATAAATATCCATACAATCTATCTTGCCCGTTTGAATAAAATTAATGATGTGGTACAACGCATCCGAGTTAACATTTAGATATAAATCTGCTTCGTAGCTCGTTCGGTCAATAACACAAGCAAACGAACCATATTTTTCGTTAAAACTATCTGTATCAAGTAAAAGGATATGATAAAAAAACGAAAAAGTATCCTGCGTTAATGCGGAATCCATTAATACTTGGCGTGTTAAATGATAAGTATTTGATTGATTGTGTAAATGAATAATTTTAAAATCATTGAGTACAACATTAATATCTGACGCAAAATCAAGAGTCGCTGTAGAATTATTTTCCATTTTGGTCTTACATTTATGTATGACAAAAAATTATAATCTCCGACGTAAATTATAATTTTTCTATTAACATCCATGTTTTCCTTTACCATAAATGATTAATTCACTTTCACTATGTACGAAACTCGTTAATTTACGTAGTGTCATTGTCTGTTGCCTAATACTTTTTGCGGGTGATAACTCTCACTAACGTAAAGATTTTTTTATGGTTCATATATTGTTGCGGCCTACTTTTTCCTCCTATTAGATTACTTACTATTTTCTTCATGTTTCGGTGATCGTCTTGAGTTTGAACGGGATATTCTTCGTTACTTCTTGATAATAAGTAATTTTGCATTTATATACGAATATACTAAGGTACAGTGATAAACATCTAACGCATGACTGCTAAATTTATAGAACGAGATCGCATATCTTTCTTATATATTTCAAATACGATTTGTATACATCTATCGGAAGAGAATGAATATACCACATTTTTTTTGGAACACCTGATTTTTGTAGTATCAAATTCTTTTCATAATCTATGTAATTAGAATAGTTTCGGATATAATCTTTGAACTTGTTTTCTGACTTGTTAATTTGATAGATAGTTTTTTTAACCAGAGTATGTGGAGGGATGTTTTTGTTTTTATAGCGCATCTCGATGTACCATATACACCACGCCATACAAAATCCATTTGGATCATTAACAGCGTAATTTGAATCATTATTTTCATCGCTAAAAACTTGAAAAGAGATCCCTTTTGAGACGTCATCTGGTGACAAATATGTAGCATTCGGAATATAATCACCGAAAAATGATTTTAAAAATAGATCTATCGTGGCAGAATCAATGAACGGAACGCTACCATACGGATCAAATCTTTCGATAATTTTGTTTTTGATGTCATAAATGATAACATTGGCGTGATTAAGATTTTGTGCCCCTACAATTGTTAGTTTGAAAATGATAAATTCAGTATCGGGATAATTTGTTAGTGTTTTTTGAATACCTTGGAAGATATATGGTGAAAAGAAGTACTTTTCTTGGTTTCTCCATATGATCAAGTGATTTATCAAGATCGGTGAATGGTTGATATGATCTCTTATTAACGATCGAAATATAACATCATTTTCGTCGTCAGATTTGTAATCCGTTATCATTTCGTCGTACATTTGGCGAATTGTTTTTCCATTAACTTGTTCAGCTGGCAAACCCGGAGTTTTAATAGTCGGATACTTTTGTAATATGTAACATAAAAAACAAATATAATTATACATGTCCGCTGAAAATTTAGTCATATTTGTTTCTTGCGCTACAATCATTTTCAACGAATCTTTCTTTTTTATCATTGGATAAGATTCGATTCTGATTTTGTCCATTATTAAACTCTTGAAATCAGAAATGTCATCTCCGTTCTCTAATATCAACGCAATTAATTTGTCTTGTTCGTCGACCCAATCCATATCTGAATCTAACTGGTTCAGATATGATTTGTAAACCATATGCATGAACTTTTCTAGCTCTATTTTTTTTCGGACGACATAATCATATGGCGAATATCCATCTTTATTTTTAACATAGATCTTCAATTTCAGTTCTTCAAGGATATTTTCATATTGTTTCCAATCATCATTTTGTATTATCAAATTTAGTATGCTATTCATTCGATAATCGGTGTGATTCACATTTGATGCTTTTTGTAAAATGTTTCTTTTGAGATTTGTTGTTATTTTGGTGCAAAGATCAGGATAAAAAAGATGATGCAATGGCGTTTGCAAATATTTGTTAGAAATTTCTAGGTTTACATCATGTGATAGTAATAATTTGATTACATTGATATTGCAACTCAAGATAGCAAGTGATAGCGGATTAAGTTCATTTTCGGGGCCGCTATAATTGACATCTGCTCCGTTTTCTAACAAATATTTTACTATTTTGATATCATCTATATGAATGGCAACAATTAATAGTGATAAAAAGTCTCTGTTCATTTCATTAATACTCAATCCTTTTGAGATGAACAATTCGAGAAGATTTATTTTATCTTCACTGGAATTTTCAGATTGTATTATTGTGAACATAATATGATTTGTATGATTACTTAATCGAACATTTTCTAACAAAATATTTAATGTTATCATATTTTTTTTAAGGACATAATATTCGAGCAGTGTGTATTCTTCGTTCAGGTAATGATCCATGATTTGGACGTTTTGGGAGATTTCTTCGATTAATGTGTTATTTATCACTGAATAGAACAGAGGGGTATATCCTAATCGGTTACGTTGATAAATGATACTTTCATCCAAACTGACGGCCAAACTCAATATTTCCATGTCATTCATGAGCGCGGCAATATGGCAAATAGTATTCCCTTCAGCGTTTTTTTGATCTATTATTTCTATAAGTGTGTCTTTGTCAATAAATTTGATAAGATCGATCTGTGCATGATATGCTAAATAATGAATCGTACCATTTATTTGATCGACGAGATAATCCCAGTCGATGAGATCTTTCTTAATCGCATTTTTGATTGATGGCCAATTTTTGTTGTATAGATCTCGACATATTCCTTCCATTATACTGTTATTGGGTATTATTTTTCTGCATTATATGACTCTCTGGCTGTTGCGATCCTTGACAGCAATTCAATCTAGTGGAGTGTTCTTCTCATCGTGATTTGATAATGTTACTGGCAAGAAATTGCATTGCCTGGAGATTTGAATGTGCAAATATTCGTTAATTCAATGTTACTGGCAAGAAATTGCATTGCCTGGAGATTTGATTGTGTAAATATTCGTTTATTCAATGTTACTGGCAAGAAATTGTATTGCCTGAAGATTTGATTGTGTAAATATTCGTTCATTCAATGTTACTGGCAAGAAATTGTATTGCCTGGAGATTTGAATGTGCAAATATTCTTTCATTCAATGTTACTGGCAAGAAATCGTATTGCCTGGAGATTTGAATGTGCAAATATTCGTTCATTCAATGTTACTGGCAAGAAATTGTATCGCCTGGAGATTTGAATGTGCAAATATTCGTTCATTCAATGTTACCGGCAAATGATTATTGATCGGAGATTTAAATATGCAAATATTCGTTCAATATTACTGACAAGTAGTTCTATTGTCTGGAAATTTGAACATGCAAACATTTGAATATTCGAGTTCTTGCTTGTTATTAGTATTTTTTTGTGAAGATTACTACCAAAATGTTTCTATTAGTAGTTAGAGCAAGTATATATGATCGTTCGATGTTACTAGCAAGAAATTACATTGCCTGGAGATTTGAATGTGCAAATATTGGTCCATTCAATGTTATTGGCAAGGAATTTTATTGCCTGGAGATTTGAATGTGCAAATATTGGTTCGTTCAATGTTACTGGCAAGAGATTGTGTTGCCTGGAGATTTGAATGTGTAAATATTTGTTTGTTCAATGTTGCTGGCAAGAAATTGCATTGCTTGGAGATTTGAATGTGCTAATATTTGTTCGTTCGGTGTTGCTGGCATGAAATTCCCGAAGTAATCAAACGATCTCGATATTGATAATCAAAATTTTTACTTATCAATATATTTTGGTCTTCGTTACCTTATCATATTTATCAAAATATATTTTATGCAAAATGACGTGTCATCTTCTGCTTATACTGAAAATGACACGTAAAAAGCAGTGTCATTTCTGGTGTCATCAACTCCTTAACCCGATAATGACAAAATGACACGAAAATCAGGAATTTTTGCTTTCAAATAATTATTGTTACTTTTTTAAAATTTATTAATTTATTTTTCAATTTATATTTTAAATATATCTTGTCATCTTGTCATTATCGGGTTAAGGAGTTGATGACATCAGAAATGACACTGCTTTTTACGTGTCATTTTCGGTACGAGCAGAAGATGACACTGGAATTTATGTCCCATTTGTGCTGCCGTTTCGATACAAGCGGACGATAACACGTTATATTTGGGTACTTATACCGAAAATGAGGTCTCTTTTAGAATTGACATTTTCAGAATAAAATTATCTAAATAGTAACAACGTATCAAATAATTCCAAATATTTGTATAAAAGTCAGCGTTTTATTTATAATTTCAGTAACATGTAGAATCACTATGCAAATCACCAGCCAATCGCAAATCTCTGCGGCAACACCGCATGTGACTTCAATGATCTATTGAATCTACATGCAAATTTCCAATAAATTGCAATCCTTTGCAGCAACATTGCATGAAACCTCAATGACCTATCGAATCTACATGCAAATTACGATCCTTTGCGGCAACATTGCATATAACTTCAATGATCTAATGAATATATGTGCAAATTACAATCCTTTGCAGCAACATTGCATGTAACTTCAATGATCTATTGAATTCGCATGCAAATCTCTAGCAAATTACGATCCTTTGCGGCAACATTGCACGTGACTTCAATGATCTATTAAATTCGCATGCAAATCTCCAGCAAATTACGTATCCTTTGCGGCAACATTGCACGTAACTTCAATGATCTATTAAATTCGCACGCAAATCTCCAGCAAATTACAATCCTTCGCAGCAACATTGCATGTAACTTCAATGATCTATTGAATCTGCGTGCAAATCTCCAGAAAATTACAATTCTTCGCAGCAGCATTGCATGTAACTTCAATGATCTATTGAATCTGCATGCAAATCTCCAATAAATTACAATCCTTTGCAGCAATATTGTATGTGACTTCAATGATCTATTGAATCTGCGTGCAAATTTTCAGCAAGTTACAATCCTTTGCGGCAACATTGCGTGTGACGTCGATGATCTATTGAATCTGCATGCAAATCTCCAGCAAATTACAATCCTTTGCAGTAACATTGCGTGTAATTTCAATGATCTATTGAATCTGCATGCAAATCCCCAGCAAATTACAATCCTTTGCAGCAACATTGCATGTAACCTCAATAGATCATCGAATTCACATGCAAATCTCCAGCAAATTACGATCCTTTGCAGTAATATTGCACATGGCTTCAATGATCTATTGAATTCGCATGCAAATCTCCAGCAAATTACAATCCTTTGCAGCAACATTGCATATAACTTCAATGATCTATTGAATATATGTGCAAATCTCCAACAATATTACATGTAACTTCAACGATCCATTGAATCTACACGTAAATCTCCAACAAATTACGATCCTTTGCAGTAACATTGCATGTGACTTCAATGATCCACAAGCAAATTACGATCCTTTGCAACAACATTGTACGTAACTTCAACGATCTATTGAATATACATGCAAATATCCCCGCGATAACGTTACACATAACTTCAATAAATCATTGAATTTATGTGCAAATCTCTATTTCGTCTTAACCAAAACGCTCGACAAATCAACTTGCTTCCACGCTATTGACTTTAACACTTTATTTGTCGTTTTATTATACACAACCCAGTGAACACCATCAGGAGCTTGACGGTATGTCGGTGAATCGTACACTTGCATATTACTCCTTCCTTCTGATATTAAGAGCTGTGCTGCATCATATTCATCTTTGTATTTTTGAACTGTCTGTTGCGCTTGCTCTTCTGATGTACATAATTTCGACATGTTATTTTCATGAATCAAATTAAATCCATAATCTATATCAAACCCCATTCTTGCAGCCATACCATAAACCACATATAATATATCCCCAAGTCCATCGACTACCTCAGTAATGTCCTTATCTTTGACAGCAGCCTCGAGCTCTTTCATCTCTTCCCGAATCAATTTCATACATTGATCTACCAATGCAGGATCGTTTGACAATACTTCCCTATTTGGGATCATTGATCCAGGTTTCATTACTCCAAATTGGGTATTAAAGTTGATGACTTTTTCGAAATTAGATGCCATGTATCTTTGTTTGGTATCAGATATACATCTCTTTTAATTAACAGTTCAAACATCAATTTTTTTTATGCGAAAAAATTGATATTTAGATTCTTCGAATATATGCAATAAAATCTCTTAACAAATATCATATGTTGAAAAAGGAAGATTTCACAAAAATAATACGTATTCGAGGAACCGAATATTATAAAAGTGATATGGTTAGCGAAGTAACTAACATATACGGCTATTATTACGCATGCATAAACGAGTATGATGTGTATATGAAGTCGATTGAAGAAACTACTTCGGGGAAATTTATGCGCACCATTCTTGGCGACGTGGCAGACTATGGATGCTCTTGTCCTTGTAATTTTAATTGTAAACATTTGTATGCATTATTGTTAAAGATTCAAGAAATCAAAAAAATGGAACAAGAGTTTCAAAGTATGGAAAAAAAACAGCTTTGCAACATATTGACCAAATTATACCAATCAAATTTTCACAATGCAATAGTCATAAAATTATCATGTGATTTGCACCCAATTAATATTTTCAAAAAAGAGCTGTATTATAACGAACTAGAAAAAATAACCAAATTACTGGATCACTTGCTGATCATTAATCCGAAACAAGTTGATGACATTGAACAAAATATTATTGATGGAATATATGCAAATTTGGTTAGTGTTTGCAATAAAATGACAGCATTATTAGACGAAGAAATTCACATGCGTGATGAATTGAGTTACAATTTGCATATCTTTTCCAAAATATTGCACCTTTACGTTTTAGATTGCCAATTTTTTGATGATATGTTAGAACAATTAGAATAATTATTTCTTCCAAAAAAATTGAAAGAAATAATTATTTGGTATAAAAAATTCCCAATAATTCAAGATCATAATGTCCGCAATAAACAAGATTCTTATTAAAGACGCCAAGTCTCGTTATGAAGGAATCACTGACGATTTACATCCTATCAAATCATTAGTATCCGACAAGATACTTGATTACGATTTACCAACATTGGTTAAATCTGATTTTGATTACAATAAATCGACTAAATTATGCAACGACATTGTGAGTTTCAAGACAACATTTTATGAAAAGTATCCGTTCTTAGTTGGATTGGATATGAAAAATTTATTAGTTGCTGGAGGATCAGTTGGTGATATTGTCAGGAAGCAAAACAATCGCGGTATTGATGTGGATTTTTTTGTTTATGGACTGGAATTAGATGAAGCAAACGCAAGAGTCAAACAATGGGTCGTAGATGTTATCAATTGTGCAAAAAAATATGTTGTGCGCAGTGATCCGAAAAATAAAAAGAAAAACAAGAAAGAATCAAGTTCGGAAACTGAAACTGAATCGGATGATGTTGATTCGGAAGATTCTCCGCCAAGAAAATATGTGCCAGGCGGCAAACGTGCTACTAAAAAAAACAGCGATTTAGATTGTATCATGGTGCGCAATAATAACACGTTACTAATGAATATTTTTGGTACCAAGTTGCAATTAATTTTTAGGTTATACAAAACTAAAAGTGAAATATTACACGGGTTTGATTTAGGCAGCTCTGCTGTCGGATTTGATGGCAAGCAAGTGTTCTTCACAACTTTGGGCAAATTCTGCTATGAACATAGTTGCAATATCATAGATACTACTAGAAGAAGTACAACATATGAATGCCGATTAGAAAAATATTTTGATCGAGGTTTCAACATCGTTTTGTCAAAGTTAGACATCACCAAACTACGAACTGAATATTTTGCTTATCAAATGAAAGAAGTTTGCATTCTACCACATTTTGTATTCAGCTATTCTGACATTGTTGGTAACAAAATCAGCTTACACAAATTTTATAACAAATATAGTATTACATCAGATTATCAATTAGAAGATATTGATGAATACAAGAGTTTTAGTGTCAATATTTATAATCTGGTAAATGATATCGACTTTTTCTATTACACGTCTGAATCAACAGATACAGAGGTTATAGATGTGCTTAACAAACCACCAAGATTAGCTAAGGGATCTATCATCGCGTTCTATGAAATTCTTAAAAAAAATATCAGTAATAAGAACATAGATGTAATCAAATTAAAGCAATTTCTGCCAATTGAAAAAATAGCAACTATCGTCACTAATTTAGTAGAAAATAAAGATCCAACATACATTGATAAATTGATTCAGAAACAAACCGACATGGTGCTTAAAAAATTAGCCAAATTAGAAAAGAGAGATCATTCTGTTATCAATTGGATCACACAAGAGCCGGGAACGCAAATCAGTGGATCATTTAATCCAATCATAAAAGACGAAAAAGATTGGTATGGAGCTCTTTATGTCAAATAAAATTGATAATATTATGCATAGATCTATGTATAATATCATCCAACATAATAAACATGGTAAGAATTAGATTGTTGTCAGATTTGCATTTGGAATTACACAAGCTAGGATCATCAGAACTCGATTTTAAAAAGGAGGCCGATGTTGTGATACTTGCAGGTGATATTGGCGATTCATCTAGTGATGAATACACAAATTTGATCAACATGTTGACATTAACTCATTCTAAAGTAATTATCATAACTGGAAATCATGAATACTATTCTACAAAATCAGTTGAAGAAATAGATTCTAACATAAGAGAACTATGTGATGAAGACATTATTTTTTTACAAAAGGACAGTTTGATTTTTGATAGAATCAAATTTATTGGATGCACATTATGGTCTAATCCAGAAGATCCGTCTTTGTGTAAATACATGAACGATTTTAACAGAATTCATGACATGACATTTCAAAAATACAATATGATCCATCAAGAGCACAAAAAATGGTTAATAGAAGAAGTAACAATTGCGAAAAAAGATTATGACAAGATATGTGTAATAACTCATCATTTGCCTAGTTATTCATTGATTGACGCTAAATACGCGGATGATCCTTTGAATTCGTTCTTTGCATCATCTACGTTTGTTGATATGGAACATAAAAATATAAATGCGTGGTGTTATGGCCATACACATGTTGCTGGTAAAAATAATATTGATGGTGTAGATTTTTATTGTAATCCTAGAGGTTATGCCAATGAAAAATCTGGATGGAATATTGATTATGTATTTGATTTATAATTTATTGACTCAATTATGATTGAGTCAATAAAAGGCATTCATTTTATGATCTTGCAATTGACAAGTAGTTTTGTAGTTTTTAGTGGCAACGTCGTCCTGACATTTTTTAGCCACAATTCTTGTAAATTTACGAGTTGTCCAATTGTCTCTGGTATTTTTATAATTGTGTTATAATTTAGTGATAATTTTTGCAAATTAGTAAGCTGTCCGATTGTTTTTGGTAACTCTGTAATTCTATTATTACCCAGCATCAATTCTTGCAAAAAGACCATTTGTCCTATTGTTTCTGGTAGATTCATAATTTTGTTGTCGCTTAGTGATAATTTTTGTAAATTTACAAGTTGCCCTATTGTTTTTGGAATTTGGGTGATCTGGTTATCACAACTCCGAAAATCTTGTAAATTTATAAGTTGTCCAATTGTTTCTGGCAATTCAACTATTTTATTACCACCCAGCGATAAATCTTGCAAGCAAACAAGTTGCCCAATTATTTCTGGAATTTTTGTGATTTGGTTATCAAATAGCCATAATTTTCGCAAATGAATTAATCGTCCGATCGATTCTGGTATTTTTGTAATTTTATTTTTTTCGAGCAATAATTCTTGCAAATCAACAAGTTGACCTATTATTTCTGGAATTTTTGTGATTTGGTTATCTACTAGCCATAATTTTTGCAAATGAATTAAATGTCTGATTGTTTCTGGTATCATTGTAATTCGATTTCTGCTGAGAAATAATTTTTTTAAATTAACGAGTTGTCCTAACGTTTCAGGTAATTCTATTATTTTGTTATCGCTCAGCAATAGTTCTTCTAAACAAATTATTTGTCCTATTGTTCCCGGTATTATTGTAATTTGATTGTTAAACAACCATAATTTTCGTAAGTAAATTAATTGGCCTATTGTTTCTGGTATTTTTGTTATTTGATTTTTTCCTAATAACAATTCTTGCAAATTGACAAGCTGTCCTATCATTTCTGGTAATTCGGTTATTTCGTTGCTATTTAGTGATAATTCTTTCAAATTGATAAGTTGTCCAATCGTTTCTGGTATTTTTGTAATTTTATTGTAAGATAATATTAATTTTTGTAAAAAAATCAATTGTCCAATCGTTTCTGGTATTTTTGCAATTTGATTATTGGCCAACAATAACTGTTGCAAATTAATAAGTTGTCCTATTGATTCAGGTAATTCAATTATTTTGTTATCACTCAACCTTAAATCTTGTAAATGAGCTAATTGTCCAATTGTTTCCGGTATTTTTGTAATTTGATTTTCAAATCCCCACAGTATTCGTAAACGAATTAATTGTCCGATTGTTTCTGGTATTTTTGTAATTTGGTTCATACCCATTAACAAATCTGTCAAGTTAACAAATAGGCCTATTGTTTCTGGTATTTTTGTTATTTTATTATTACTCAGTGTCAATCTTCGTAAATTAACAAGTTGTTCAAGTGCTCCTGGCAATTTTATAATTTGGTTTTTGCTCAATAATAATTCTCGCAAATGAACAAGTTGTCCAACTGATTTAGGTAACCGTGCGATTTGGTTATCGTTTAGAGATAATTTTTGCAAATTTGAAAGCCGTCCCAATGTTTCTGGTAATTCTGTAATTTGATTGTTCGACAATAATAATTCTTGCAAATTTACAAATTGTTCTATCGTTTCTGGTAATTTTGTGATATGTCTAGTTTGGAGATCCAATTTGTTTACAGAACTAAATGTGACTAAATTTACAAGACTATCATTAGCTAGACATTTTATATCTGAATATATGAATATTTCAAATGTTGCTGCCATTTTGATAATCATTAAATTAATGGGCCGGCTATACAATAATAAAATCAATTTTTATCAATTTATAATCAAAAAAGATACGATAGTATAGATTTTGAAGGAGAGATATTTCCTTTTAAAATGCAAAGAGCTATGGGATTTTTTCTGGTGTATAAAAATTTAATAAAATAATCATGAAGAGTAGCAATATATTATGAACAAAATTAATTTAATTGAAACTTTTACAATACAAGATGCAATAAATGCAGATATCGAATCAGATACTGTTTTTATCCTCGCAAATGAGAGATTAAAAAAAAACAAGAGCGTGGGAAGATATTACACTATTTTTCCGTCGTTTAAAAGTTTTCTGAGAGTACGAGAATCATATAAACATTGTCATGAAATATTGTTAGATCACAAAAATAATAAAAAAAATTCATCAGGTAGATTAGTATTTGATTTTGATATCAAAAGTAACTATATCCCTAATGATTTCAAAGAGCAAATCCAAAATACTATCCATAAAGTTGTGGATATGTATATGAAAAATGTCGATACAGATAAATTTGAATTTGTTTGGTCGACATCCGATAATCCAAAAAAATTTTCCAAACATTTAACAGTTAAAAATATGTACTTTGACGATTGGATTTTTATGTCAAATTCATTTTATAAACTGTTTTGTGATGTATGGGATAAGACATATTCGTGGATTAAATCTAGAAATTTGATCGATTTCCAAATTGTCAAGAAAAATACGTCTCTGAGAATGGTGGGATCGAGTAAAATGGATGGTAACATTTTGAGTTTAGATGATTTGGAGTATCGTTTAGAAGATTCTCTTATACGTGTTTATCTTTCCAAACAACGGAAACGTGAAAAAATGATAACAAAAGATAACTTTATAGATATCGTTTTTGAAACCGTTTTGAAGCCGCCAAAAAAGATTCACTATTATCGTAACAATGACGATGAACCATGTTTTATTGGGGACGACGTTTATAAAAAAGCATATTTGTCATTTAATAATATTTATCCGAAGGTGTTTGGAGTTAGAAAAGCAGATCATGGTATCGTTCATTTATTGCGAAAAAAATCTAGCAAATGTGTTTTGTGTGAAAAAATACATGATAGTGAGAATGCGTGGTTGCGTGTAATATTAGACGAAGAAATGTATACTATCCACTTTCATTGTTATCGAAACTATGAAAAGAAGTCGCTATACATTGGTTCACTAAGTACGGATAATTTGATCTTTTTTGTTAACCCCGAGTTGCAACGAAATTTGGATAATAACTTAAATATTTAATTGTAACATATTAGTATTGGTATCAATATACAATGCAAAATAATATAAATAATATCCCAATGATTGTGGAGGACACTTTTACAGAAACAAATCCTAGAGCACAACCAATCGCAATCAAATATACCAATAAACGCGCACAAAATAAATATAATAGTAGAAGTTTTGATGAAGGACGATTTTCACGTCCGCGTACAAAAATTGGCCATCAAAACAGAAATGTTACTTCTTTTCCAAATTATCCCAAAAATGATGACTCAAATCCTTCTTCATCTGAAGATTCCAACCATTTAGAAAAACGCCCCCTTATCTTTTCACCAAATCATCCTAAAGGGGCCGGAGTTATACCATATGCGGTCGTCGATAACAACTCATATTTTTTGTTACAACACGCTGATGTACCATGTAGACGAAAAGACAGAGGATGGAATGATTTTGGTGGGAAAAAAAATGGTGATGAAGAAAGCACATCCACCGCAACCAGAGAATTTAATGAAGAAACGAGTTGCCTGTTTTATTTGAAAGAAAGTAACACCGTAGAAAATGTAGAATTGTACGAAAAATTAAAGAATAATGTACTATTAGAATACGATGATGATACCATCTCTAAATTAATAAATATAATACCCATCGCTCAAAAACATTTTGCAAATAAAATAGATGAATCAACGTTGAGTATCAGTTCTCGGGATACATACATATGCTATTTTGTAAAAGTAAATTACATACCCGCAAAAGATCTTCCAACTGCAGAAGATCTACATATCTCGTATACTGAAAGATACACACGAATATGTAAATGGTTCACCTTTGACGAATTAATGAATTTTGAAACAACTGACTTCCACAAACGATTGCAAATTACAAAGATAAAAAGTCACATCAAAATATATCATGAAAAAAAACTATTTATTTGAATTGATCAATATCGATTCAAATAAACAACCAAACTATAATAAATCTTCAATAATAATATAGTATGAGTAATAATATTGTTACACCATTCCATAAAATATATGATGAGATAGTCACTGAATATGAAAAAAATAATACTGACGTCGAAAAATGGAACATCATCTCTGCGAAAATAAATGAAAACAACAACGTGTTTGTGCAAATGTTTCAATTTCTCAAAAAACAAAAGTTAGAAAAGCTTACTTATGTTGCCAAACTAGAAAAGATATCAAGTTCGAATGAGATGGAGTTAATTCGAAGTATTATATCCAGATTACACTTTATTATTTATAATTTGTGCAGCAAAGAAGGAAACTATTATTTTGCACTTAACGGACAAGATGAAATGATAGTATTGCAGAAACCATTGACGTACTATATCAGCATAAGTAAGAAAAATGAACAGAACGTGTTTTTTCATGCATTTATGTTATTGTATGCACTTGAATCACTATTTTATACTACATTTTACGTAGGAATTGATTTTGAATACACACATCACAAAATAAAACTAGCTCAAATAAATTTCGAACACAAAAGTGATGATCGATCAATAATTATGATCATTGGGCCAACTGAATTAGAAAAAGTCATGCTAGAGAATTTTATTAATATGATCATGCGCAATAATCATTGTAAAAAAATCTTACATGGTTCAGATTCCTTAGATTATCCATATATACGGGACGAAATGTTGGACAAAGATGAATCTAGAATTATTGAATTTACAAATTCGATGGTTGATACACGATTTATCTGCGAATATTACAAATTAAGTAGAGATGAAGCATCTGACAATAAATGTTCTTTATATGATGCTTTTGTGTATTTCGGTGTCATAACACAAGAAAAATTAGATCAGTTTAATACTATGGTAGAAAACATGGGCCATCCAAATGATCGAGTATGGGACATCCATAATTTATCAAAAGCGCAAGAATTGTATGTCCAATATGATGTTCTTTTTTTGAAATATTTTTACTTTAAAATGATCAGTATGGCTACGAATGATGGCAAAACTTCTGCTGATAAAAAGAAGATATTGGATCTGTACAAACATGTTATATATGAACTTACCCAATTTATCTATTTGGAAAACAGTTTGATTACTACTTTACTCGTACAATGCAAAGAAGAAGTTGATCCATGCAATAATTATATGATCCGACGACCCCATGGTACTTTCAAATTGATTGACATATTTAATTCCGTAACCAAAGGAATTAAAACGGCAGACGTAGATGTTGATATGTTATCAAAAGTAAAAGCTTTTTCAAGAGTGATCACATTACTCCTCAAAAAACTAACTTACACCATCATTTCTCAAAAATATACTGTGCAAAAGACCAAAACAGTTATGTGGAACGAAAAACTAGACAATGATTACGTTTATGATTTTTTCGATGAAATGCCATATCTATATCTTAAAAAATTATTCAAAGATGTAGAAAGAATATTAATTACTCGTATCAATGACTTTGCAAAATAATTAGACATCGCTTATGATGTTCAATTTCAGCATCTTATCTAACACTGCCGGTAATTTTCGCATATTATTATGATTAACGCATAGATATCGCAAAGTGCTAAGTTTTGAAATGTTTTCGGACAAATATTCTATTCTATTTTTGCTAGCATCAATTCGGGATATCATTTTTAGATCAAATAATGTATCTGGTAAAACATTGATTGTATTGTTAGAAATATTTAACACACGCAAGTTAGTCAACAAACCAATATTAGGAGGTAAGAACTCAATGTTATTGTTAGATAGATTGAGATTCGCCAATTTTGTATGATTTGAGAAAGTATCAGATATGAAAGAAATATTGTTGGATTGAATGTCCAAATACATTAACTTATTTAGTTCTTGCGTTTCTTGATCGATAGCTGTTATATCATTGTATCCGATGCATAGCTTCTGCAAACTGCGATAAACAACGGGCAAATTTACCAAAACGTTATGTGATAAATCTAAAACGTTTAAATTTGTTAAGGTTTTGATATCAATTGGAATAGATGATAATTTGTTGTTTTGCAAATATAGCTCCTTCAATTTATGAATTTTTAATAAATCCAATGGAAATATTTTCAATTTATTATCCGATAAATTTAAAATAGATAAGTTGTCCAATTTGTTGATGTTTGACATGCTTTTTGATAAATTATTTCTGACATGTAATTCAAATAGATTCGTCAATAAAGTTATTTCATCATATGTGTAATTTTGATCAATCGCCAGGTATGTTGATAGATATAGATCACCGATTGTCCTATATTTACTGATTTTGGTATTCAAATTAGTTAATTTGTTACAAATATCGAAAGTTCCGACATATGTGTTCATTTTAAACGTATTTTTGTAATCGATATGATATCCATCAAGAACTGCTCGTCTAAATATCTTTTCACAAACCTTGTTGATTATTACGTTGATAGTGGAGCAAATTGCGATTGCTTTTTTATCGAGATATTTGAAAATATAATCTATAATGTCCGGATTGTCCATAATAATATACAAAATATTATTGTAATGATCATCGCAATATAAACACGCATTCCGAAATAGTATCAATGCACATTAATTTGATACCTCTTGAAATATTGATACATTGGATTTGTAAAAAAAATTCAGGTGCTTGCAAACAATGGCGTCAAATATGGTACAACAAAACAAGATCGTTAAAATATACATATGTAATTACGCTGAGACCAATCAAACATTTTAAAAATCTTCAACATTTAGAGATAGATTTTGATGCTCTTGTCGTCAAAGATGCAAGATACCTTAAAAGAATGACAAAATTGCAGTCGCTAGAATTTTATAACGATTCTTTAACGGATGATATTTTAAAATCTTTAAAAAATCTCACATCGTTATTGTACGCTAGTCAAAATGTGACTGATGAATCGATAAAACGTTTGACTAAATTAAGATCGCTAAGTTTGCGTCAAAAAGATGGTATTACTCATAAATCGTTAGATCGATTAACAAATTTGACGTCGGTATCTTTGGATGGTAATACCAGACCGATAAATCGGACGCTGATTTGGTTACCATTGCTGACAGATTTACATATGAACGACAATAACATGACGATTCACACGTTAAAAGAATTTACTAATCTTACGAAGTTGTCGATGACCAATTGTCCGAAATTATTTGACGAAGGAATAAAGACTTTAACTAAAATCAATCATTTATCGTTAATTGGCATGGATTATATATCGGATAGATCATTGAAAGAGTTAAAAAATTTGACCAGGTTAGAAATATGTGATTGTGATAGAATATATGATCGAACGTTACAAAAAATGACGAAATTACAACATTTTGAAACATGTGGTAAAACGCAGATAACAATGAGAAGTTTGAAATACTTGACAAATTTAAAAACGTTAATGTTTGATAATCGTGACTATTTTGATCATGAGAAATTATCACATTTGGTTAATCTAACTGATTTGCGTTTGACAAATTGTAGCAACAAAAATATTAGACAAAGAGATATAACTGGGCTTACAAATTTATCGAACTTAGTTTTAGATGAAGCGACACATATAAAAATGAGGAACTTAAAAATATATTTGCCGAATCTGAAAAGAATCGATCATTCTGGATAAAAATTGAAATTTATACGATTAGATATTAGATTTATGATAATAATCATAAATCTAATGAAAACGTTTGTTAATTCAGATATTTTTGCGCATCATATTGGTCCTGTTCTTAGTCTGTTAGATTTGTATCAGCTTGCAAATTCTTGTAAGTTATTTCAAAATATCAAAGTGGATATTAAAACGAAAACTGTTGCTAACATAGAAAACCAAATCAAAGGATTAGTAGGAGAAAAATATGATATGTTTAAAAATTTTTTGATTGAACATCATGCGGTTGTGGTTGGATCGACAATTATTAGAGCTGTTGCTGGTGATCATAATTGTCCTAATGATAAAATTGATATTTTTATGTTTATAAATGAATATGTAAACAATTATGGATTGTATTGGGTTGATTTTAGACCTACATTTATGAAAGAAATAGATCAGAATTCTATACATAAATGTATTATTGGAGATACAAGTGTATCATTTATAATGATGTGCGACAAAATAACAATACATTTGCTAAATAAGAGATCATCTTATAACATAGAGAAATATATAAACATTGATCGTTTTTGTTATAAATTTGATAATCAGATAACAATCCCTAATTTTCAAACATGGATCAATAAACAGATGGATGTACGATTCTTTTTTGGAAATTTAGATATGATTGTTAAATATCACAAATTAGGTTTTAAATTTTATGATCGTACAAAAATGTTAGATGACGTTGATCTTTTGCACATGTTGCCTAACTTAATAAAAATACAACATTCTAAACATCACTGTGCGCATTTTGTATACAAAGGGAACCCGCGGAAGGAATTTTATAAAATAGTGGATGATCGCATGAGTCGTCCAAAACAGAAAATAAAAAAATGTTACATTCCGAATTGCGTCGTCAAAGTTTTGTCACCTAAAACGAGACATTTTCATCTTCTCGATAATATTTACATAGTCGAATAAATACATCGTTATTTTAACAATGTATTTAGTAATCGTCGTCATAGTAATAATGTTTAGACTCCATGTAACATAACACAAAACCGGTGATTACCGATAAAATTATTATCACCGCACAGATTCTATCATTACGTTTCTCTTTTCGGCGAGTTTCTGCACGAATTTCTTGCGCAGTCTTTAGATAAAAAGAAAAAGGAGTGTTAGGGTCTTCTATCGAACGCATTTTTTGATATAATTTATGGCATTCTTCTGTAGATAATTTTAATATCCCCTTTGCAGTGATTTCTTCGATTGCATCGTCATAAAAATCAAAAAATGATTTATTGAAATTGAAAGGGTTCATTTCAAGATATTTTGACATTTTCACATGAAGTTCAGCGCATTGTTCTTTTGTTAGATTTGGTTTTAAGGATAATGCTGAAAAGTTGCGCTTGTGGATTGTAGTAAATCGTTGTAATCTTCTCAAGAGCATTTTTGTTCAATACTATGCCAACTTATAAAGAATGACTCTTAGAGTTCAATTTTCAATTTTTTTCCATAAAAAAAATGGATTGATTCGTATTAATGAAATTTGAACAAGCCAACGTTGGTCCATTGTGATACCAAGAGATTTGTGAAGATTTGCATTGACGAGACTTTTAACGTGCGAATATTGGTTCATCCGATGCGATGTCATGAGATTTGCGTTGACGAGACTCTGAACGCACGAATATTGATGTCAAGAATTTTGCGTTGACGAGACTTTGAATGTACAAATATTGGTCCATTCAATGTAATGTCAAGAGATTTGTGTTGACGAGACTCTGAACGCACGAATATTGATGTCAAGAATTTTGCGTTGACGAGACTTCGAATGTACAAATATTGGTCCATTCAATGTGATGTCAAGAGATTTGTGAAGATTTGCATCGACGAGACTTTGAACGTGCAAATATTGGTTCATTCAAAGTGATGTCAAGAGATTTGTGAAAATTTGCATCGACGAGACTTTGAACATGCAAATATTGGTCCATTCAATGTGATGTTAAGAGATTTGTGAAAATTTGCATCGACGAGACTTTGAACGTGCAAATATTGGTTCATTCAAAGTGATGTCAAGAGATTTGTATTGACAAGATTTTGAATGTACGAATATTGGTCCATTCAATGTGATGTCAAGAGATCTGTGAAGATTTGCATTGACAGGACTTTGAACGCACGAATATTGGTCTATTCAATGCGATGTCAAGAGATCTGAAGATTTGCATTGACAAGACTTTGAACGTACGAATATTGGTCTATTCAATGTGACGTCAAGAGATCTGTGAGATTTGCATTGACAAGACTTTGAATGTACAAATATTAGTCTATTCAATATGATGTCGAGAGATTTGCATTGACAAGACTTTGAATGTGCGAATATTGGTCCATTCAATGTGATGTCAAGAGATCTGTGAAGATTTGCATTGACAAGACTTTGAATGTACGAATATTGGTCCATTCAATGTGATGTCAAGAGATCTGTGAAGATTTGCATTGACGAGATTTTGAATGTGCCAATATTGGTCTGTTCAATGTGATGTCAAGAGACCTGTGAAGATTTGCATCGACGAGACTTTGAACGTGCCAATATTGATCCATTCAAAGCAATGTCAAGAGATCTGTGAAGATTTGCATTGACAAGACTTTGAATGTACGAATATTGGTCCATTCAATGTGATGTCAAGAGATTTGCGTTGATAAGACTTTGACGTTCAAATATTGGTCAATTCAATGCGATGTCAAGAGATTTGTATTGACAAGACTTTGAACGTTCAAATATTGGTCCATTCAATGTGATGTCAAGAGATTTGCGAAGATTTGCATCGACGGGACTTTGAACATATGAATATTGGTCCATTCGGTGCGATGTCAAGAGATCTGTGAAGATTTGCATTGACGAGACGTTGAACGTATGAATATTGGTCCATTCAATGCAATGTCAAGAGATTTGTGGAGATTTGCATTGACGAGACTTTGAACATACAAATATTGATCCATTCAATGTGATGCCAAGAGATTTGTATTGACAAGACTTTGAATGTGCAAATATTGATCTATTCAATGTGGTGTCAAGAGATCTGTAAAGATTTGCATTGACAAGACTTTGAACGTGCCAATATTGGTCCATTCAATGTGATGACAAGAGATTTGCGCTGACAAGACTTTGAACGTTCAAATATTGATCCATTCAATGCGATGCCACGAAATCTGTGAAGATTTGCATCGACGGGACTTTGAACGTACGAATATTGGTCCATCCAATGTGATGTCAAGAGATCTGTGAAGATTTGCATTGACGAGACTTTTAACGTGTCAATGTTGGTTCATTCAAAGTGATGACAAGACTTTGAACATATCTGTAATGTAATAAAACATAGATTTCCTATGATCAATTTTGTTGATCTTATCATTTCGATAAGACGAATAAAAAGTTTAAATATCAAAAGTCACAAATTTCCTCAACCGAATATATAATCGAACATCATAAAAGTCAACGATGTTGTTACAACCAAAGCAATAGGAAAGATAAATGGACGAAATGCATACCTTCCATCGTTTTCTGCACGTATTTCTCCTGCGATCTTAATATAAACAGCCAATGGGGTACTACCATATTCTTTGAAAGCGTCCGGATTTTGTGCCAACGTTGATTTGATCACATCATACATTTGGACACATTCATCATCCGATAATTTCAACCGTGTTGCATTTTCTACGCGCAATTCTAAAATCATTTTGCCATAAATATCGGGAAATGATTCGTTAGGTTTAAAATTACTAAGATGCTGTACCATATTTTTATGAAGTTGAACACAATGTTCTCTTTCTAAATTAGATTCTTGAATTAATGATTTCGCGATCGAAAATCTGAGTTTTAGTAATAGACGAGGTCGCAGAACTACCTGTCTCAAAAACATTCTTTGTTCAGTATCGGTCTGAATCGTTATTGTGAGATTTATTTTTTCAATTTTTGCAAAGCTAATTTGATTTATCATCGTTAACATAATCGTCGTGGCCTTTAATGATTGACGCCAAAAGAAGAAATCCCATAAAAGATAGGATAGATAATCACAGTATCTTCAACAGTATGAAAACAATGTTCTGAACCAATATGTTCCATTGTATATGATTCATAGTAAGATAAAGTATTCGGTATTAGATTTATCAATTATGCAAAAAAATTGATAATTTTTTAACTAAAAACTATCAAGGAATAGTTCAAATCAAATGTCAATCGGTACGTTACCAAACGAAATAATATCCCAATGGATTTATAAAAAACAATCCAAAGTTTGTAAAAGATGGCGACAAATATGGTATCATAAAACAACATATCTGGTTTACACTTCAAAAAATATGAAATATAAAGGTTACCAAGTCGTTCCATTGGGACTATTAATAAAATTCAAAAATATGGTGCATCTGGAATTGGATTTTATGAATTTGGCGCTCGTAAACATGCGATTTGATATGAGACCACTGACATTATTGACACAATTACAATCATTTATTTTCAATACACAAGGTATGATACAAGAAGGAGTGTTGCGATCCCTTACGAATTTGACAAGATTAAGATGTTACGGCGAATTTACAGTTCCTTCATCTTTTAAATATTTAACAAAGTTACAGGATTTGGATATAACCGGTAAAGATGATCCAAAATTTTCACATATGTCCCATTTGACAAATTTAACTAGGTTATCAATTGCACGTAACATTAATATAGTGTATTCATTATCATTAATAAATTTAACGACGTTGATAATAAAAAGCAATAATGTCACTGATCATGTGTTACAAAAATTTACAAATCTGACAAGTTTACACATTCATAAATGCGACAATATTTCAGATTCCGGCATCAAAGAATTAACAAATCTTGTATCTCTACGATTGATATCTTTATGCATTAACGGCGAATCGTTAAAAAATTTAACAAATCTGACTACAGTAGGCTTGCAACAATGTCCAAACATCAGAAACGATGAATTGCGTCCTTTGCATCATTTGCGCTATTTGGACATATCCGATTCACCGCAAATTACCGGAAAAACCATTGCATATTTGACTAACTTGACTAAATTATGCATTTGTGGAAAAGAAAATCTCGATCATAATCATTTGCAAAAATTAACGAACCTTACAGATTTGTATTTATACAACTGCGATAATGGACAAATACACTACCAGGAGCTTGACAAACTAACAAATCTAACTAATTTATATTTAGATGATGCTCAACATCTATCGTATGAAAAACTAAAGAGATATTTACCAAATCTAATTGATCTAGAACTCGAATAATTTTATTAACGTTGTTGATAAAATTATCTAATTTGTACGGAATTAAGTTGGGCAATTCCTAATCCTGATATTCTGTTAATTTGCACAGCTAAAACTGTTAAACCGGTCGGCAAATTATTAATTGTGCTGGTGGAATATACTGCATATGCTGCCCCCGATTGGGTCCATTGGATAGTAGCTAGAACAGCTTGCGTCGCAGTGTTTATCAATTGGACACTGGCTGTACACGTGCCAAGAATACCACCAACAGTAATCGTTATTGATGAAATTAGTCTATCTGTTGTTGTACCATTGTATGCAAAGACAAAAACAGTCGCAAAAGTTATTATCGTAGATGTGATGACCGTAAAATTATTGATAGGCAACGACGATGTAGCGAATTGTGTATTAATTTGATTGATTTTTTTGTTGTGTGCTTGGACTTCCGCTAATACCAATGGCCAAATAAGATTGTAGAAGATAGAATATGGAATGCCATTAATATCGTCATTTTCGCGAGCAACCATCTCGGGCAATATTAAATCCATCTCTTCAGCAATCATACCGTATTGCGGCCTCATACTATCAATATCTTCATTGTAAAAAAAACGCACCACGCGCATATCGTATATTTTCGATGAAACAGCAGATGCAATAGTTGTGATCATCTTTTTAAATCTATTAGACGACGTTGATGTTCCTAATATTCCGGATGTGTTACATGAAACGGCAAGACCTGATGTGGATACTCTGCCGGATATTCCAGTCACATAACCGTTACCTAATAATATTCCGCTACCGACATTGATAGTTGATCCTGTCACAATATTTGCATTCACAGTATTTGCAACTACCATATTGTTACCCATATTTCCGTCAGCGGTCATTGCTGTTCGATTATATGTAAGATTAAACGTTTGTGATGTCATTGTTCGATATTCGCTTGCAATTATCACTGTTGACGAAGTGTAATCTGTAATCGTAGCTTGCGTTCCATTTGCATATGTTAATACTCCTCCTATCATGTTTGGGGTAAAAAAAGTTCCAACTCCGGTAATAATATTAGCTGATTGTGAAACTGTTCCTGTATTATAATAGATGTTTGTATCAAGATAATTGATAGCATACGCCTGTGATGCTTGAATCGCACCTACTGTAACTGTCAAACTTGTTGGAGAATTATATGCAACTATACCATATGTCTGTCCTGCATTGTAAGTTATAGTACCACCAACCATATTTGGTGTAAATGTGGTACCTGTTCCTGTAACCGCCAATCCCGACTGCGATGCTGTACCTGTCGAATATTGCGGTGTTGTTGGAAAATAAATTGTGTATGCTTGGGACGCAACAGTCTGAGATTGAACAGTTGTAAGTAATGCGCTTGAATTGTATTGAATGATGTTAGCAGAAACACCGTTAGCATAAACTATTTTTCCTCCTGCCATATTTGGCGTAAAAGTACCTCCCGATGTATTTATATTTGTAGTTGTCTGACTGGCAGTACCTGTGGTATATGGCGTTGGAGATCCAGTTGGTGGATAATAAAGGGCAAACCTAGTGGCAGATACAGTTTGAGATGTCGCAGCTGTTAATGTTGTAGCAGTTGCAAATGTAGCTTTAGTTTGCGTTCCAGTTAGATAGACAAGAGAAGCATTTGTCATACTAGAAGTAAATGTTGTACCGACACCTGTAACAGTAGTTGTAGCTTGAGAAGCAGTGCTAGTGGAATATACCGGCGAAAAGTCCGAATAATAAATGGTATATGCTTGAGAAGCAACTGTTTGAGAAACGCTAACAGTTAACGATTGTAAATTAGCAATGTTTAAAATTCTGGCAACTGCACCGCCTGAAAAGCAAATCATTCCACCAACCATTGCATGATTAAAAACTGTTCCAACGCCAGCGATAATCGTAGTTGCTTGGGATGCTGTACCGACACTATATGTTCGCGGATTCGAATTGTAATAGATTGTGAATGGAAAACCTGCTCCAAAAGTTCCAGAAGGAGTCACTGTTAAACTTGTTGGAGATGTATAATCGGTAATAAAAGCAAGAGCTTGAGTTCCATAAAAAAGATAACCTCCAACCATCAATGGTGTAAAATTAGTTCCACTACCAGTGACAGTTGTTCCTGTTTGCGAAATCGTTCCTACCGAATAAGAAAAAGGAACATTCTGACCAACCGTTATTACATCATTGACAGTTAAGTAATTACAACCAATATTACCAGTGTCATCAATTTGTGTAGAATTAAAATATATTGTAAACGCCTGTGATCCGACTGTTTGTGATTCTTTGGTGTACAACGATATTGCAGTTATGAATCCTGTAATATACGATTTTGTACCATTTGCATAGATAATCAATCCTCCAACCATCGCAGCAGTAAATGTAGTACCGCTGCCTGTAATAACATTCGTTGATTGTGACGCTGTGCCTGTTGTATACGTTGATGCTGAATCGACAACAGTAGAACTAGTTAATAATTTATCTCCATTTATTGTTTGTGTTCCATTTGTCAAAACGAATTCGGAATTAGCTCCTGCATCTGGAATAGTATAAGTTCTGGATGCAGATGGAGCTGTTGCAGAAATTGTAGTAGTGTTAGTTGTTCCTAAAATTAATTGATTCGAAGTGGCAGGGATAGATACGTTATTGTTTGCAATAGTAGCAACGGTTCGTAATGTCGAACCGAATAAGAAAAATCCATCGACACCATTAGGGCCAGCTGTAGTTGGAAAAGTACCAACAGCACCGGTGAACATAGATCCTAATGTTATGGTTGCATTAAATGTAAAAATTGTATTCAACTGATCTCCTGATAATCTATCCATACTGATCATGTAAGTACCTGGAACTAATACTTGTGGTGATGCCAAAGAACGGGTATATAAACCGCCAGATTGCGGGTCAGATGTAGTAAAAGTAGCAGTTGTTATGAGTGCTTGTGTTGAATTATTCCAAATGTAAAAGGCTCGGGTAGTTCCTCCACCGCCCCATGCATTGACTGCAGAAGTCACTGTTAAGATCTGTATTGGAACAGCGATTGTAAACGTGTAACCTACAGATGATGTTGTGGCGCTGTAATATGGCGGTGTGAAAGGTATGGATGATAATTGCGATGTAGTGGCAGGTCCATATTCTTGTACAGTTACTCCACCAACAAAAGTTTTAGGACCAGAAACGGTTTGATTGAGAGTGTTTGTCACTCCCGGAAATGAAATACTTGCAGGTTCTAATGTTAAAATTCCGTTGCTGTCTGATGTTGCTCCGGCAGTATTCGGCAAAGATCCAACAGGGTTTACGCTACTGAATCCACGAGGGCCAGTAGCTCCAGTTGGTCCAGTGAAGCCAGTTGGTCCAGTGAAACCCGTAACTCCAGTAGCACCAGTAACGCCAGTAGGTCCGGTAAAACCAGTAGCCCCTCTTGCTCCAGTAGCTCCGGTTACTCCGGTAGCACCAGTAACTCCAGTAGCTCCAGTTACTCCAGTAGCACCTGTTACTCCAGTAGCTCCCGTTACTCCTGTCGCACCAGTAGCACCTGTTACTCCAGTAGCACCTGTTACTCCTGTAGCACCTGTTACACCAGTAGCACCAGTAACACCTGTAGCACCTGTTTGTCCGATAATAACTTGCCAACTTGCACCGGTTTGACCTGTTGATGTCAAAACGTATCCAGTTGTTCCTGTATTACTGATTGTTAATGGCCCTCCGATATCCATTGGAAAATATCCATTTGCACCTGAATCTGCGATTGTGTAAGTTCTATTAGACGATTGGTCAACGCACGAAATTGCTGCTGTTCCAGTAATTCCTAGCACCAATTGGTTTGAAGCCACTGGAATTTTGACACTATGATTGCTAACATCCATTGTTGGTACCATTTTTTGGAAATAGAAATATCCATCGATAGCATTGGTAGTGTACACTGTATTGAACAATGGATATCCGTATACTGGATTGTAAGCTTTATCGAGTAAAGTAATTATTGAATTCAATGTGACGACAGTTTTGAGCACATCATTTTGCAACCGATCTATTCCAATAACATAAGTACCAATGGGTAATATTACAGGACTAGCTAACGTGGAATTATACGAACCGTTGACAACTGGATCTGAATTACTAATATTTTGACTGATTAACACTGTTTGATTTTTATCCCAAAGACGGTATAATCGTGTAGTACCTCCGCCACTCCACGTGTCTGTAGCTGAAGTTACTGATAATATCTTTACGGTCGTTGATATCACAAATTTCCATCCGACAGTGCAAGCGTCAAAGCTATTAAAATTTTCGTCGGCAGGCGCGTTATTTGCAGATTCGATTGGATCACCAAATTCCTTGACAATTAGCCCTCCAAGAATGGTTTTTTTCCCCGAAATAGTTTGATCGAGAGTTGTTACAACACCACCAAAATATTCTGTTGCAGGTTCCAAATTAAAAGTACTACCTGTCAAAGTGGCACCGTATGCATTACCAGTCATTCCAGTTCCAATTACTGCTAATGATTGAATACCAGCTGGTCCAGTAACTCCGGTTGCTCCAGTATTTCCCCTTGAACCTGTTACTCCTGTAGCTCCAGTAACTCCTGTAGCTCCCGTTACTCCTGTAGCTCCCGTTACTCCTGTAGCTCCCGTTACTCCTGTAGCACCAGTTACTCCTGTAGCGCCAGTAACACCAGTAGCACCAGTAACACCAGTAGCACCAGTAACTCCGGTAGCGCCAGTTACTCCTGTAGCACCAGTTACTCCTGTAGCACCTGTATTTCCAGTTGGTCCCGTATTACCGGTAGCACCAGTTACTCCGGTAGCACCAGTTACTCCGGTAGCACCTGTAGCACCCGTATTTCCAGTATTTCCAGTTGGTCCCGTATTACCGGTAGCTCCAGTTACTCCGGTAGCTCCAGTTACTCCTGTAGCACCAGTTACTCCGGTAGCTCCAGTTACTCCTGTAGCACCAGTTACTCCGGTAGCTCCAGTTACTCCTGTAGCACCAGTTACTCCTGTAGCTCCAGTTAGTCCGGTAGCACCTGTTACTCCTGTAGCACCAGTTACTCCTGTAGCACCAGTAACTCCTGTAGCCCCGGTGGCACCTATTACTCCTGTAGCACCAGTTACTCCTGTAGCACCTGTATTTCCGGTTGGTCCTGTGTTACCTGTAGCTCCAGTTACTCCTGTGGCTCCAGTTACTCCAGTAGCACCAGTTACTCCTGTAGCACCAGTTACTCCTGTAGCACCAGTTACTCCTGTAGCACCCGTATTTCCCGTATTTCCAGTTGGTCCTGTATTACCGATAGCACCAGTTACTCCAGTAGCTCCTGTAGCACCTATTATTCCGGTAGCGCCAGTTACTCCGGTAGCACCTATTATTCCGGTAGCACCTATTATTCCGGTAGCACCTATTATTCCGGTAGCACCTGTTACTCCTGTAGCTCCGGTAGCTCCCGTAGCACCAGTTGCTCCTGTAGTTCCAGTATTTCCAGTTGGTCCCGTATTACCGGTAGCTCCAGTTACTCCAGTGGCTCCGGTTACTCCTGTAGCACCTGTTACTCCTGTAGCACCAGTTACTCCTGTGGGACCCATTAATCCGGTGGCACCAGTTACTCCTGTAGCACCAGTTACTCCTGTCGCACCAGTTACTCCAGTCGCACCAGTATTTCCAGTTGGTCCTGTATTTCCAGTTGGTCCTGTATTCCCGGTAGCTCCGGTTACTCCGGTAACACCAGTCACTCCGATAGCTCCAGTCACTCCGGTAACACCAATTACTCCGGTAGCACCAGTCACTCCGGTAGCTCCAGTTACTCCTGTAGCACCGGTTACTCCAGTAGCACCAGTTACTCCTGTAGCACCCGTATTTCCCGTATTTCCAGTTGGTCCTGTGTTACCGGTATTTCCAGTTGGTCCTGTATTACCGGTACCCCCAGTTACTCCTGTAGCACCAGTTACTCCTGTAGCTCCGGTAGCACCAGTTACTCCGGTAGCACCTGTATTTCCAGTTGGTCCTGTATTACCGGTAGCACCAGTAGCACCAGTATTTCCTGTTGGTCCAGTATTTCCAGTTGATCCTGTATTACCGGTAGCACCAGTAACTCCAGTAGCACCAGTATTTCCTGTTGGTCCAGTATTTCCAGTTGATCCAGTATTTCCAGTTGATCCAGTATTACCGGTAGCACCAGTAACTCCAGTAGCACCAGTAACTCCAGTAGCACCTGTATTTCCTATTACTCCGGTAGCTCCTGTTACTCCGGTAGCACCAGTATTTCCTGTATATCCTGTTGGTCCTGTATTACCGGTAGCACCTGTAGCTCCTGTAGCCCCAGTTACTCCGGTAGCACCAGTTACGCCTGTAGCTCCTGTTACTCCTGTACTTCCAGTATTTCCTGTTGATCCTGTACTTCCAGTATTGCCTGTTGCCCCTGTTGGACCAATAATTCCTGTTGCTCCCGTTGCTCCTGTAGCACCAGTAACTCCGGTGCTTCCTGTTGCACCTGTATTTCCAGTACTTCCTGTTACTCCGATGCTTCCAGTTGCACCAGTTACTCCAGTACTTCCAGTTACTCCAGTACTTCCAGTTACTCCAGTACTTCCTGTTACTCCAGTACTTCCTGTTACTCCAGTACTTCCTGTTACTCCGGTGCTTCCAGTTGCACCCGTTACTCCAGTACTTCCTGTTACTCCGGTGCTTCCAGTTGCACCCGTTACTCCAGTACTTCCTGTTACTCCGGTGCTTCCAGTTGCACCGGTTACTCCAGTACTTCCTGTATTACCAGTATTTCCAGTTACTCCGGTGCTTCCTGTTGCACCCGTTACTCCAGTACTTCCGGTTACTCCAGTACTTCCGGTTACTCCAGTGCTTCCTGTTGCACCTGTTACACCAGTACTTCCTGTTATTCCGGTACTTCCTGTTGTACCTGTTACACCAGTACTTCCTGTATTACCAGTACTTCCTGTTATTCCGGTACTTCCTGTTGCACCTGTTACACCAGTACTTCCTGTATTACCAGTATTTCCAGTTACTCCGGTGCTTCCTGTTGCACCCGTTACTCCAGTACTTCCTGTTACCCCGGTACTTCCTGTTACTCCGGTGCTTCCTGTTGCACCCGTTACTCCAGTATTTCCTGTTACTCCGGTGCTTCCGGTTACTCCAGTACTTCCGGTTACTCCAGTATTTCCTGTTACTCCGGTGCTTCCAGTTGCACCTGTTACTCCAGTACTTCCGGTTACTCCAGTACTTCCGGTTACTCCAGTGCTTCCGGTTACTCCGGAACTTCCGGTTACTCCAGTACTTCCGGTTACTCCGGTACTTCCTGTTGCACCTGTTACACCAGTACTTCCTGTATTGCCAGTATTTCCAGTTACACCAGTACTTCCTGTGTTACCAGTATTTCCAGTTACTCCGGTGCTTCCAGTTGCACCTGTTACTCCAGTACTTCCGGTTATTCCAGTACTTCCTGTTATTCCGGTACTTCCTGTTGCACCTGTTACACCAGTACTTCCTGTATTACCAGTACTTCCGGTTACTCCGGTGCTTCCAGTTGCACCTGTTACACCAGTACTTCCTGTATTACCAGTATTTCCAGTTACTCCGGTACTTCCTGTTGCACCTGTTACTCCAGTACTTCCGGTTATTCCAGTACTTCCGGTTATTCCAGTACTTCCGGTTACTCCGGTGCTTCCAGTTGCACCTGTTACACCAGTACTTCCGGTTGCACCTGTTACTCCAGTACTTCCGGTTACTCCGGTGCTTCCAGTTGCACCTGTTACACCAGTACTTCCGGTTGCACCTGTTACTCCAGTACTTCCGGTTACTCCAGTACTTCCTGTATTACCAGTATTTCCAGTTACTCCGGTGCTTCCAGTTGCACCTGTTACTCCAGTACTTCCGGTTATTCCGGTACTTCCTGTATAACCAGTATTTCCAGTTACTCCGGTGCTTCCAGTTGCACCTGTTACTCCAGTACTTCCTGTTATTCCAGTACTTCCAGTTACTCCGGTGCTTCCAGTTGCACCTGTTATACCAGTACTTCCTGTATTACCAGTATTTCCAGTTGCACCTGTTACTCCAGTATTTCCGGTTACTCCAGTACTTCCGGTTACTCCAGTACTTCCAGTTGCACCTGTTACTCCAGTACTTCCGGTTATTCCAGTACTTCCGGTTACTCCGGTGCTTCCTGTTGCACCCGTTACTCCAGTACTTCCTGTATTACCAGTATTTCCAGTTACTCCGGTGCTTCCTGTTGCACCCGTTACTCCAGTACTTCCTGTATTACCAGTATTTCCAGTTACTCCGGTGCTTCCTGTTGCACCCGTTACTCCAGTACTTCCTGTTACTCCGGTGCTTCCAGTTGCACCTGTTACTCCAGTACTTCCTGTTATTCCAGTACTTCCGGTTACTCCGGTGCTTCCTGTTGCACCTGTTACACCAGTACTTCCTGTATTACCAGTATTTCCAGTTGCACCGGTTGCTCCAGTACTTCCGGTTACTCCAGTACTTCCGGTTACTCCAGTACTTCCGGTTACTCCAGTACTTCCGGTTACTCCAGTACTTCCGGTTACTCCAGTACTTCCGGTTACTCCAGTACTTCCGGTTGCACCGGTTACTCCAGTACTTCCTGTTATTCCGGTACTTCCTGTTGCACCTGTTGCACCAGTACTTCCTGTATTACCAGTATTTCCAGTTACTCCGGTGCTCCCAGTTGCACCTGTTACTCCAGTACTTCCGGTTATTCCAGTACTTCCGGTTACTCCGGTGCTTCCAGTTGCACCTGTTGCACCTGTTACACCAGTACTTCCAGTATTACCGGTATTTCCAGTTACTCCGGTGCTTCCAGTTGCACCTGTTACTCCAGTACTTCCGGTTACTCCAGTACTTCCGGTTACTCCAGTACTTCCGGTTGCACCTGTTACTCCAGTTGCTCCTGTTACTCCAGTACTTCCGGTTACTCCGGTGCTTCCAGTTGCACCTGTTACTCCAGTACTTCCTGTTACTCCGGTGCTTCCAGTTACTCCGGTACTTCCAGTTACTCCGGTACTTCCTATTGCACCTGTTACACCTGTACTTCCTGTTACACCTGTACTTCCTGTATTACCAGTATTTCCAGTTACTCCGGTGCTTCCAGTTGCACCTGTTACTCCAGTACTTCCTGTTACTCCAGTACTTCCTGTTACTCCGGTACTTCCTGTTGCACCTGTCACACCAGTACTTCCTGTATTACCAGTACTTCCTGTTACTCCGGTGCTACCTGTTACACCTGTTACTCCAGTACTTCCTGTTACTCCAGTACTTCCTGTTACTCCAGTACTTCCTGTTACTCCTGTGCTTCCTGTTGCACCTGATACTCCTGTGCTTCCTGTTGCACCTGTTACTCCGGTGCTACCTGTTACTCCAGTACCTCCGGTATCACCAGTACTTCCAGTAACTCCGGTGCTTCCTGTTACTCCAGTACTTCCTGTTACACCTGTACTTCCTGTTACTCCGGTGCTTCCTGTTGCACCTGTTACTCCAGTACTTCCGGTATCACCAGTACTTCCTGTTGCACCTGTACTTCCTGATACACCAGTATTTCCTGCTACTCCAGTGCTTCCTGTTGCACCTGTTACTCCGGTGCTTCCAGTATCGCCAGTACTTCCTGTGACTCCGGTACTTCCGGTTGCGCCCGTTACTCCTGTGTTTCCCATTGCGCCAGTCGTTCCGATACTACCTGTTGCGCCAGTAGCACCATATACCAATGTTGTATACCAATAACCATCAATAGAATTAAGTTGCATATCTAAACCGGGATATAAATTTACAGCGAGCGCGCCGATAATAACTGGAGTATTGATCACTTGTCCTCCAACTGTCTCAACAGAAACAGTGTTCGTAGATAAATCACTCCTACGTAAAAGAAAAACAACTCCATCACACGTAATCAGAGGCAATGTCAATGTAACATTATTTGCACTCGCGTCAATAATATATGTATTGTAACCGACATCAACTAATGTGTCGGAATTTACCATTGTTATGTGCGTGGTTTGGACCATCAATAATAGTTGTTCATATAAAAAATTATAACAAGGAGTATGTCAATCTAATATTGATAATTTATCCATATTAGTTTGAATTAGATCAAAAAAGCTAGTTCATTCGATGCTCGAGTCGTCGCAGTATATAACGCCTTAATAGCTTCAGATCCATTTGGATTATCACATATATCCTGTCCATCAACCATTACCGCATCAAATGTCGACCCCTGTGATTTATGAGTGGTGATGCTATAACCAAAACTTAATTCTGCATATGGTTTGATCAATTTAGTATGATATATTTTCCATAATCTTTCATTATGCGAGTTTGATTTGTGTTCCGTAAAAAAGAATTCAAAATGTTTGCGCACAACTGATAGAACGTTTTGATATTCTTCTAAATCATCTCGCGATATCGTTTGAACAATATAACTTCCACTTGTTATTTTTTCAGACGGATTAACTGCATAATTACTTGAATTCTCTAACCGTTGTGCCTGAAACACATCAATTTTGAAAGTCATATTCATTTTGCTTATTTTTTTAATTAATTTGTTGTATGCAAAATCTATACCTGTCTGCGGTTCGACCATCAATGCAGTCCCCCAATCATGAATCTGTTTATTCTTATTCGCCACACTATTGATCTTGATCATGTTCGCAGTATAAAAATATGTATTTGCCACATCTGGTTCCTCATCGTCTTTCTTTTCTTCAGTAGGCAATAATTTAGCACAATAATATTTAGTGAACATGGCATAATCTCCAACTTTGAAATTATTCAATTCGTCCAACTTTTGCGTCTTATGAATGTGCTGTCTGATGATGTTGTTGTACATATCTGATGTGCTATTCTTCCACGTTAATATAATCGGTGACTTTCCTGCCTTAATTTTGCGCATATAACTTTTGAACCAACTCGATTTAACATGATCATCTGATTTGTAATACAACTTAAAAGTCTTGGGATTGGTAGCATTTTTATAAACTGGTACTAACAATTTCCCCAAATTATCGCGTCTGTTCCACGTACGCACAATTGTCGCTACAGTTTTTATATCGTCAGATTTTGTTCGCATCATCTCATCCATTATGATATGAAATTCATATTTTTCTGGAATTTGCGAGAATATAACACTAAGCGGTTCTTTAACTGGCGGAAGTTGTGCACTATCGCCCAAAAATATAATCTTGGCTTCTGGACAGGATCTGACATATTTATCAATCGATACAACAATATCCTTAGAAATCATCGAACATTCGTCAATAATTATCAATTTGTTCTTGATCTTTTTTAACATTTTAGGTTGATTTTTGGATATAAATTTCTGCTTGCCATCCTTGTTCGAAATCAAGGGAATAAATCCAAATAACTTGTGAATTGTCATGAACGTCATTTTTTCCTTGTTATTTTTATTGAGTTCGTTTGATTTGAAATAACATTCTAAAACGTTGAGGGCAGTATGTGTAGGTGCACAAATGTAGACATGCGAAATGACATTACTTGTGATCAGTTCGTTGACAAATATGTTTGTCATGAATGTCTTTCCAGTTCCTGCATATCCTAGCAAGTAAAAATATTGTTCGTTGTTTTGGCCAACGAATTTTTTGATCTTTTCGAGAGATATTAACTGTTTACTATTGAGTTGCATTTTGATGATTATATGTTGTAAAGAATACTTATATTTGATGTTTATGGGTCAATTTTTTCTGATTATGTGAATAGGGGTGGGAAATTTGTCATGTTGCTGCATTGTAATAATACTGGTGGCCAAAACAATATATATAAATCTTCGGGTTTGTGTGCTTTTTTGATAATTTCGTGGGCTTTTTTGATGTTATCATCTTTTAAATAGGAATAATTCGTGATACTAAAACCAAAATATTTTACCAAAAACAAAATATAATTGTCTGAATGATATGCGCCAGTATAAGATAACGCATTTGTTACGTATTTTTTATCTAAAAATCGTCGTAATAAATATAAATCCATGATTGTACAGCTGATTTCCCACATCGTATCTATTAATATATTAATATCTGTACCAATTTGAAATGTGTTTATTTCCTTTTGCATGAAAGGAACCCCATATGCATATGTTCCATCTTCTTGCTGCAACAATATATCATCCGTTTGATATCCACTAAATTTCGTATGTTCATCTATCAACTTTTCTAATTTATCTAAACATTGATTCGTGACACTTAAATATCTCGCAAAACGCTCTTTTAATTCAGTATTGATGATTTTGTTTATTTTTTCCTTAACGTCTTTGTTTTCGTACGAATTTTTGATTTTATACATCATCTTTTTAGTCTGATCATCAAAATATTCCTTTGGTAGTTCATGTCTAATGTCAACATATGATGAAAAAAACATTTTATCTATTTTTGGGTTTTCATTGCCCCTATATATTATATTTTCTAATTCATACATATCATTTCCGATATTGGCGACAATATTATGCGTACGTTTGAAATTTTCTAAATTATAATGTGCATATAACTGATGACTATTCAGCGCATTTTGGATTCCAAACATGTCGATTGCGTAATCCCGAATGTCAACATAATGAAACCGAACATTTGGTACAATTGATGATTTATGCACTATCTTTTTTTCTGTGTCAATATCGAACGATTTAATAAATAACTCAGACATTTGGTATAAATACTTCCCTTTGTATTTAGGATTTAATAAATAAGGACGTAATGGACCTCTTTCGAAAAAAAAGTCATAAATTAATTTCGGATTTTTTTCGTTCGATAAATCGAAGGAATCGACTACAAATTTAGCAACATCTTCACTTCTAATATCAGAGCATTTAGTTTGTGACGCTGGATGCAGATGAATATCAAAAAACACATAAATAGATTTCTCCAAATTTCCAACTTTACCACTCAATCTAACAACATTTAGAGGTCCGTTGACAAATATTTTTTTTTGTGACATATATTTTATACGTCACAAATTAATTTTATGGAGATGCATAATGAATAACTTGCTTCTCATTTAATACATATTGCGCATGTGTTGCACAAAATCGGTTAACTGGATTCAAAGTCAGTAATCCATCAACCGTTTTCTTCAATTGAATATTATCAATATATACTCCTAAATATCTTTTTTTGGAAAAAGCATTAGGATCGTCGAATATCCAATTCTTATTTTTAGTAACACCCGTCCATGTTTCTTCATTTGGTAATCCTAATTTTCGAAATATCACCTTTAATTGTTCTTCATTGTCACGTTTTGATCCATAAAACATTTGTTGTCCAGATAACATTTCTGCAACAACACATCCCAAACTCCACATATCAACCTTATTATTATAAGTTTTGCATTCTAATAAAATCTCAGGTGGACGATACGGCAAAGTGCATACTGCTGAATTATACCTTACCTTATCATACGAATATATGTTGCTAATACCAAAATCAATTAATATTACTTTTTTAAAATCATTCGTTACCATTATATTATCAGGTTTAATATCTTGATGAATAACTCCCATTTCATGACAATATTCTAACGCTTTCAGTAATTGGTTTGTATATTTAATAACATATTTCTCTTGCATATTTCTTTTACCGATCACATTCAACAAATTATTTCTATAAAAAGGCATAATCATATTAATTTCGTCATCTTTCAAAACATATATGTCTCTTAGTTGAATTATATTTGCATGATCCAAGAATTTTAAAATTGCGACCTCCATAATAGCAGTTATGCCAAAATCTTGACGTTTGATTGCGACCATCTCTTCGCACGGCACGTATTTTATCATAAATATTTCTCCATATGTCCCTTTACTTACAGAACAACTATCTGCATAATCTGATAAATTTATCTTTCTCTTTTTTTGTCGTTTGACATTTACCAGTGTCTTTGTCTTATGTTCAATTATGGGCAAGAATGGAATTATTTTGAGAATGTCATCATATTTTGGATTCTTATTCACTCTCATTACAAATGTCAACATGTTCAATTTACAAATAAAATCGCAAATATGTTTCACACAATTCGAAATATCATTACTTAAATCATCTTCTACGAGATAATCTTCCACATACTTAATATTTTTTGATTCACATTCTAACATCCAAATTTTTGTAAAATAAATAATTCCATCTAATGTTGTGTCCGAATCATACGATAATGAATTTACATTATATAACAAGCAAGTAACAACATATTTCATGATTAAAATTTCTCTATCTTGTAATTCATATTTATTTTTATCTACAAATTTTTGTAATGCAGTGTGAGGGGTTTCATAAATCAATTCAAATTGTAATTTGAGCGCTATTTTGTTTACGTAAGATAATAACATTTTTTCTGTCTGAATCAACCTAGCGTGAACATTCAGCGATTTTAAAATATAATAATCAATGTCGATATTGCTGAAAAATAATTGATTCGATAATGAGAAACACGCATGTCCTAATAATACATACTTGTCGGTATCTATGTTTTTGCAACATGCCATGTATTTGTCTAATATCATAACAGCAGCATGTAAAACATTCATTTTAGAATTAGATTCGTTCAAAATACGAATCAATATGTTAACTAATTTATATTTGTGATAAACTGTAATAGATTGATGATGACAATATGATTCATTAAGTTCGTTCATTTATATATTTAATAATCATACAACATTTGTTATATGATTATTGATTCAATTTTTATTAATCGCACTCTTCCTTCCCATCGACACGCAACGAAGAATATTTTTCACGTTCATATTTATCTCTAAAATTAGTCGGCAATTCATCATCTATTTGTTCTCTTTGCAAAAATTCAACGTGTTGCCCTTCATGGCACTGCCAATAATTTTCATAGCTGTCCTCACAAATTGTTGGAACATATTTGTTCGTTGGCGGAAATCCTTCCATAAATGCTGCTATTATATTATTGATGTGTATCACTGGCGTTTACCTTTTCATTTTTTTTTACATGACCACTGCGATTGGCTCTTCTAATCCAGATCTGGCGATTGCCTTGTCCATTAAATTGGTCTCATTTGATGATGTTGCAGATTTGTTATCAATCGATGCAACTGTATCATCGTTTATCACATAACCAAATTTATCGTCAGGATAATCTAATTGAGTTCTAGCAAATAATGAATAACCTGGATAAGTTTGTGACGTATTTGGAGCTATATTTTGCAATTCGGCGTATGTTATTATTCTCGGAGTATTATCAACCAATATATCATTTTGAAGACCATTTTTTTGTAATCCGTTTTTATTTAATCCATTTTGATTCAAACTATTTAATCCATTGCCGTTTAATAATTCATCCAAACTATCACCGATTCGTTTCAATAATCCATTTCCATTTGATCCATTTCCATTTGATCCATTTCCATTTGATCCATTTCCATTTGATCCATTTCCATTTGATCCATTTCCATTTGATCCATTTCCGTATCCGTTCGATCTATTTTCATTTGATCCATTTCCATTTGATCCATTTCCATTCAATCTATTTCCATTTCCGTTCGATTTATTTCCATTTCCGTTCGATTTATTTCCATTCAATCTATTCGTGTTCTGTAGAGGTATCAAATCTCCATCTCCATTTAATCCATTTCCATTTAATCCATTTCCATTTAATCCATTTCCATTTAATCCATTTCCATTTAATCCATTTCCATTTGATCCATTTCCATTCAATCCATTTCCGTTCGATTTATTTCCATTCAATCTATTTGTGTTCTGTAAAGGCATTAAATCTCCATTTCCATTCTGTAAAGGCAACAAATCGCCATTCTGCAGAGGCGTTGGCGAAACATTACTATCTTGTATCTGACTCTCAAAGGGCGTAACAATGCCCTTAGATTCTATAAAAAGGTTACCATATGTCGGTTCCATTTCAACTTCTCTATCAGTAGTTATAAAATAACCGTGAACGCCTTTATTATCATCAACATTCTCAAATCCTTCTATTCTGTTTTTAGAAGTGCATGACAACGTTTTATAAACATTAGTATTGCCTCCTCTTGCAGCAATAGTATCATACAATGCACGAGCCTTTGGATTTAAATTGGATGACACCAATGTACCTATCTCACAAGCATTCTTCTTATCCAATGTATCAAAATCTTCGACCACTTTTTCCTTTTTATCGTTTCCAAACGCCGGAATAGAACCTTCAAATCGTCCAGGCGCTCGCCCTTGAATGCTACCCCGCCTTAAACTGCTGCCAGCGTTAGAAAATCGCTGCGAATAACGACCACCTGCAAATCCGGTTTCTGTATTCGGATAAGTATTTGAATCAAACTTTGGCGATTGATATAATGGCGGAATGATCACTCTATTTGGTGATTCGGTGCGATATGGAAAAGTTCTGTATAACTTATCTGTCTTTATTGAATAATCGCCGTAATAACCTGCAAAATCACCGCCATAATCGCCGCCATAGTAACCACCGTAATAAAATTTGCTATCATCCGGAGTGTTATTATCTTCTCCAATCGTCGGATAATTATAAACGCTACTATCATCGGCAGGATAATTAAATGGCCAATCATACGAATAATACGAACTATAAAAAGATGGATAATGATAATACATCCAACGATGATATGGAAAGGTCATATCAAGTTCTTCAAATGGTAATAAATAGACATTTTCTTCGGGATAATAAACATATCTCATATCTGATGGCGATTCCATTGGTTGATACATGTTATAATCTGGGATAGAATAAGATATTGATTTCATGTTCTCTATGCGAGCGGATGATTTGCTAGCGATAAAAAAGAGAAAAAGTATGATCATGATTAAAATGATAACGTGTATTAGTTCCATGATCTTTTATATATTAATGTAATAAATTATTATTGCATTAATATTTTGGTTCTGCATTTTTTGATCTTTTAATAGATTCAGGCGTTTGCGATACTTTTCTTATCGCTTTCAAAAAAAGTTTATCATCTTTTGCGCTCAATTTAGAAATAGATTTGACTATACATTTCGTCATATATGCCATACCCTTGCAATCTACTTCAGATGACACTTTTTCTGACCACAACTTATCAACAATCTGGTTAATATTAATAAAATATTTTTTCAAAAATGGATCAAGATCATCAGATTCTATAAATTGTCTGTAATTTTTAGGTAACAGATTGAGTACATTATCCACAATGGGTGATACATACATAAGTTGTTCTAAAGGAGTAAAATATGTTGACAAATCAGATACGTAATATTTATCAAGTCCGTTAAATGTATCGGAGAACACCTTTTGATCAATTTCATCTAAATACATTACAAAATGAGTAAGCAATGGAGATTTTTCGTGCAAATAACACCACGTATTTACGTATGTTTTATCATTAAAGTACGAATTAAAAACCCATAAAATACCTTCCAAATAATCATGCATTACCTTTTTAGCATCTTTTGATAATGATTCGCCATCGAACAATTTAACATGAAAATATTCTGCATAAAAGGGTATGATTCTATTCTGTGTCAAAACAAGCGGTGAATTATTAAATTTAACGTAATACTCATCTAACATGTTATCGAATCTGTAAATTTCTTTATCGTATGGATCAGTTACGTGATTTTGTTCTAGTTTTTTCTTGTGATATTGATCATCCATGTGGTGTGAGTATGAATTTAGATTGATATTGATGCGAGGAAATTCACGGGTCTTAGAATAAACATCAATCAATAGTTGTATGAATTCCTTATTAGATAGGTATGTCGTATTGACGCACTGATCATCTATCACAATATTTAAACTTTTTTTTAAGGATTTCATCAGTTCATCGTGATTCTCAAAATAAGATAGATTTCCATGCGTTTGAATTGTATGAGTGAGATCTCTATATTCATTTTTAAGATTGTTAACTGTTGGCACAATATTTTTTTCGGTAATCTCCATATAATCGAATACATCTTTTATTTTCCCGGCGTTGATATATTTGTTGTATACGTTATTATGTTTGATAAAATCCTCTTCGATTGGCAAGAGCGCTCTCAACATATTTTTTAAGAAAACAAAACTCATACTAAAATGATCGTCATTTACTTTTACCAAATAATATGATTTCTCTTTGAACTTTAACAATATTCGTAAATATGTATCTAAAATATGTTGAAATCCTTGTTTAACATTCAATGATTCTATCTTTGGAACAAAATCGTTACCAAATAAAGTACTGATACAAACAATGTCATAATTTATTCTATGAATGTCAAATGTTTCTTTACTAAAACTGGGATGATTATTAATATAATATGCGATGTTTTCCTTTAACATTTTGACGTCAATCAAATCATACAAAGATGTTTGTTGGTTATGTCGCAGGTAGTAGACGTTATTGATTGATAATATCATACACAACAAAATAACATCGGCATCTGGACTATAAACGGCAACTGTATCTTTAGTTTTGTAAAGATATTTATTAATGTAGTTGACTATCTTTTTTTCCCCTTCACCCACTTCATATATATCAGATAATACAATTTTCATCTGTGACCTATTTAATTTCAGCTTGTTTTGAATTTTTTCACTGCGTAGGTAACCAGATAATTTGTTCATAAACTCTGTTCCGGGAGTCATTTTAGTGACCCACTCGATAGGATATTTCTTGACCAAATATATGAAATTTTTTTGTTCCAATAGATGATTCTTGTACTTCCCCAAGATCTTCTTTTTGTATTCTTCAGTGATAGCTCCTAAATATCGTCGTTGTTTTTGCTCAACCATCTTCCCCTTCGACGGAACACCATCCAAAGCTAACATCAATGTTTTGATCGTTTTGTTGTTACAATATGTTCTAATCAAATGAAAAACGGTATTAATTGTCACCGCGATAATCATTTTATCTAATCGTTTATCATCAAAGTGTTCATGAAACATTGTGACTATTTTCATAGGATCTGTATCTGGTTTAATTTCAGCTTGGATTTCTTGCATCTCGTATTTTTTGAAGAGTTCGTTGAATACATTATTATTGATTGTTTTTTTTTCGTACATAGTTTTCAAAACAGAAATCATGAAATTGTTAACTTCGGATAATATTTTAGCTTTGGAACCATAGATGATAGAATTGAAATCCAAAAAAAAATGGTCAATATTCATTTTCTCCTTAAAATCTGTTTTTATCGATGATGATGTGACGTTATTTTTTAGTAACGTGCCAAAAAATTCGAGTACTCCCATTTGTTATTATAGAAGATAATAATATATACGTTAATATCGTTTTTTTTTCATTTTTTTGCAAATAAATAATGTAAAAGATTAGATTATTTATTTGAGAATGACTTTTCTAAAAAAATTAGTCATTAGGCTATGAAATTTATCCCGATTATTTCCAAGTTTAGCGAACATACTGCTGTCCGATTTGTAAACCGATCGCATATTTTCGTATTTATGCAAAAAGACGGCCAGTTTGCATATTATCCCTCGTATAATCAAAATGTTATCATCGATTTGGATTTCTGCGTCTATGTCTGCCAACAGAAGATTAATGTTATTTACTAATTCTGAATACATATGTTCCAAAAAATTAAAAATCAATTCTCTACTTTGCCCAGCTCCGTATCTGCTAATCGATTGAAACATACTAGTATCTATTGCTAAATGAGTCGAATTAACAACAATTAACTTGGTTTGTGTATCTGCTGTTGGTAGATCTCCAACTACTTTTAGTGATACGCTTATGTCATCTAACGATAATTTAGGAAATTCAATATTAGCAGTCTCTAATTGATTACTTTTGATACACATTGATTCAATATTACGTCTAGACATCAATAGTTGCGATTGAGGGTCAAAATCTGCTTTTTTAAATGTTGATTCCTCTAAATCGTTTTGTATCTTTTTTGGTTCAACTATCTCTTGTGGTTCGACATTGTGAATAGGTTCATCCATCGGAATTTGCGGAACTATCTTTTCAACTTGTTCAACCGGCTCGTTGTCACTTGTAGCTATTACGGGGTCAAGAAGATTTCTTCGTCGACGTTCTGGTTTTTCGTCAGAAACAGAATATTTACTGATGCGTCTAGGTACATATCCTTTTGATTCTTCAATTACTTTTTCTATCTTAGGCACTTGAGCAGCTTTTTCTTGCTCAACCGATATTTCTTTTTCAACAGCTTTGTTACTTTGATTATCCATATTAATTATATTATCAGTACGAATTTTTATATCATTTAATAACTCAGCATCTTCCTTTGTAACTTGATCGATCAAAATCTGATCACCATTTTTTTCATCCGGAATATCGGATTCTTTGGCGACAGAAATGATCGGTTCTTCAGTCTGAACATTTTTTGTTATGATTTCGTCATCGTGCATAATCGGCTCGTCAGTTTGGCTATTTTTGGTCACGGTAGACTTGATCGATTCAATAAACGGTTCTATTGGACACTGATCACTTTCTACGATATGTTTCTTATATTTCTCAATACTGTCAATAGCTTGTTCAGAAATTGATTGATCTTGACTATTAAATGGATAAACAAATTTACTTTTTGTTTGCAATAGTGTTTTGATTCCATATTTCTTTTCGACATAGTCAGATTTTTTGTTCATCATACTTGGAGTTGAGAATGTATCAGCATATAATTTATTTCTGTTTCTATTATCAGACTTATGTTCTTCGGTTAGGACGTTTTCAGTGTGTCCTGTGCGGAAAAAGGTTTCAAAATTTTCAGTAACTTTGCTTTTTCGCCCATTTCGTTGATCACGTAATAAACACTGAGTGGGCAGTTGTTCTTCTTGGTTTTTAGATTTCCGTTGATCAGTGATGTTAAATAAAAGGTTATGACCTATTATATTCGGCATATTTTTTTGCATAAGAAAGATGATGTTATAATAGTAATTACTACAATAAAAATTTTATATCAAATTCTAAATTGGATATGAAATTAATACAGAAAAATATCTGCGAACTCTTTATCAGAGGTTACACACAATAAGTATTCGTTATTACACAAATTAAATTGCAAATTTTTTAGTCCATCTGTGAGAGCCTTGTCATTATACATAATAACATAATCTCTAAGAACAATCATCGTATGATTTTCTTGGTCATATTGTATGTCATCACTCGGCTTTCCGAACACGATCAAAGATGATTCTTCATTTTTGCGCTTCAAAAACGCTGAAAATTCATTTTCAATCCACTCCTCCCTGATCTCAGCAACATCCATGAGGACGTAATTATATTTCTTCTTCTTAACCGCCACAATTCCATTAATCCTATTGCGCATCTTTTTTAGCAAACCTAGATCATTAATTGTTCGATATGGTAATAAATCGCATTTCCCATCTAACTTCATCCAAAACGAACCATTTAACATCATACCTACATGATTTTTCAAAATTTTTGTATCATCTATCGATTTAATACAATAAGTAGTCACGTTTTTATCCGCATCATAATGATACGCAACGCAAATATCGCAAATCGGATACTTTACATATAATTGTGTGCATACTTCGGATTTAAAATACTCTGCTTCAGCATATACCATATACATATACATGCCCCCAATGTCTTGCATAATATGTGTCACTTGTTTCATCGTTTCAGTCATCATAGTTTGTTTATTCATCAGTGCAATTTTCCCGCGGATACTACATTCATCGATTAAATTAGGATCGAAATATTGTCCCCATTCTTGGAAATCACTCATTTTCTCTAAAAATATAATCATAAAATTCCTATCATCTGCACAATCAAATAAACGCGGCATACTAACATCAGGAAAAAAATGGTTCCAACAATATTCAACGTTTTTAATCTGCATGAATGCACTGGTAACGTCATAGATCTTTGAAACGCAATCTGCATCTCCAATAAGTAGCACGTTTTTTAGTGATAATTTATGTACGACGGCGATAATATCATCATTTGACAAATATTGTATTTTATTGGCACGCTCTTTACCAAATTTGATACAATAGTAATGCCAAACTATGAATGCCCCTCCAAATTGATCTAGATTTTCATCGTATACAACAATATCGATATCATTTTTGTCTAAGATCTTGCTATTCATTCTATTTACTAATGACATTATAACTATTCTTGTATGTATTTTTCTATTCAATTTTTTAGCGGATAAATATTATTTGAATAATGATATTTAATTGCTATTCAACAAGATTTTTTCAACACAATTGCTGTAATCTTTAGCCGTTCCAGATATGACGATGATGTTCGGATCCAAAATTTTCTTCAATATATTTGAAATGTTTTCGTAGTTTTCTTGTTGTGAGATAAAAATCATGTTATCGTCATTGCTTACAATACTACATACAAGCGTTTCAGGGAAATAATCTATGAAAAACAATATATCCTTTTCGGTCGTTATAGAAACGAAATAAAAGTTAACGAGCTTGTTTGGATCATTATATTCGAAAAAGTAAGATGGCAAACTTGCTCCTTCATAATCATCATCAATAATCGCAGTATCATTATTACACAATTCTTCAAATGAATCGTCGTATGATTCACTGCTCTTTTTTGTATTCTTGCATTCTTCGTAAAATTTTTGAATCTCACTCATTTCGTTATCAATTTTCTTGTTATGTGTTTCATGTATTTCTTTTAATTTATCATCACGCATCAAAATCATGTCAATACACATTTGAAAAGTTTCAGCGAATCCTAATGTTACATCGCAGCCAGCATATATATTTAGCGCCACAGGATCTATCGTGTTTAGTGGAATAGAAATAATTTGATTGTCGATCACAACATAACTGTAAAAGAAATGTTTATTCATAGTTTTCATATCATGTAATGTATGCAAAGTATGTCCGCCTTCGATAATAGCATAATTAAAATTGGTATAACGACGAGGGTCATTCTGATAATATTTTGCCTTCAAACCATTGTATTCGAAATCAAAACTCTCTTCGCTCAAAAAGAATTTTGCCTGGGTCATTTCTTCTGGTTGTTTGAATCCGTGATGAATATTTCTCGGTGGATAAGTTGGTATATCAGGTGTATTCCTTACTGGATTTACACGTTCAGATTGTGGTATTGGAGTAAGTGGATAATCATCAAAAGCATCTTCAAATACATTTCTACATCCTACTTTTTGTGGTTGCGATGGTCTTCGATGGTGAGCATCTTCAAATAAATTTTTATCTCCTATTTTTTGTGGTCTCTTCTGTTCATAGTTTGCGGCTCTCAAAAGACTCTTTAATTCTTCATCATCGTCATATATACCATCGTCATCATCTGCATGATTAAATTGTGGAAAATATCCATATGCCGGCAAGTCATTCAAAACACTGGTCAACGGTTTCTTATCAATACCAAGACCTCTAAATGATGGAAATATGACGTCATCTAACGTTTCTTCAGAAAATTTGAAGGGTTCTTTATCATCTAATATTTCGTCGGAAAGTTCATGCGGAAATTTAAAGGGTTCTTCGCCACCAAAAAAGAGTATCTGTGATGGTTCTTTGACATCCAATGTGTCGATGAAGTTGATACAATCTTGGATTCTCATCATTGTATTTTCATAATCGTATTCTAATAATAACTTGATTCTCATTTCCAATCCCGACTGCATAATAAATACGACATAATCTTTGTAAAAAAAGAGAGAAATCGCAAATCGGACAGCAAATTGAATACTTTTGCGTACATGGGATTTCTTAATGACAAGATAATAATGTAAACTTACATGTTCTGGAGACGTAAAATAATATTGAATAGGTATCGTTTTATCAAATCCAATGGGATGATCGTATGTTGAAATCTTACCAAACAAAGAGTTCATGGATTATATCGTAGCTCTAAATTATGACACTGTATATGTTTAAAAAAATCAATTTTTATTCAATAAATACCATTTATTGAGTAAAAATATCTAGATAATTAGACCTAAAATTCGTCCTACGGCGACAATGACATCATATATTCCGTTAGTTGGTTGCCATACATTTGCAGACAAAATATCTAACTCTGCTAATTTGGCATCAATTTCCGTCTCTTCGCATACTATTTTTGGCGGCGTGAATGGATATGTCATGTTGTCCAAATAAATATTAACGGTGACATTGTGACCTTTGAATGACAATTGCAAATCAAAAATAGTATCGGTTGGCAAGAGAGCAAAATGATGATATGATTCCAATTGAAAAATTTGTTTTAGTTCGTTTAATACGATATTCATACACATTTCTGAATTAGATATATATTTATTCCTTGACGCATTCATAACTTGATTCACGTTGAATGGAAAGAACGGAGGCATATAACTTGCCAAATTCAATCCATAATGATCTTGGTTATCATAATATGACGGAATTTTTTTGGAAATATCACATCTAATCGGCTTAGTTCGTGTCGGAACTTTTAGAATTTTAACGGGACTGTCTATTATTTTGCCATCGACATATAAATAATCATCGCTACATACCATCTTCATTTCTATTTCCTCATCATCGTCACTAATATTATCAGGGACATTATTTTCTACGGCAAATTCATCATCTGGTAGGATCCCATGAAGCTTATTCAACAAATCCTCTGCCATTGATAATTCTTCCAGATGATCACTAGCTACAATGATTGACGCATAAAAATCTTCTGTCATTGATTCTCGTCGCAAATTATCGATAATCTCAATGGGTAGTTGCGGATTATCAACAACATCATCTTGTTGTAGATTATCAATATCATCATCTTGTTGTAGATTATCAATATCATCAACGATTACATCATCTTGTTGCAGATTATCAATATCATCATCTTGTCGCAGATTATCAATAACATCATCTTGTTGTAGATTATCAATAATATCGACAATAATAATATCTTGTTGTTTATTAACAGCTTCTTCGTAAACATCGACAATAATTTCTTCGCAGAAACTATTTTTTTCGTGAACGTCATCTTGTTGTAGATTATCAATGATCTCGGTAATAATATTATCTTGTTGTTTATTAACAGCTTCTTCGTAAACATCGACAATAATTTCTTCACAGAAACTATTTTTTTCGTGAATGTCATCCTGTTGCAATACAACTAAAATTCTATCACCATGCATATCTGCAACAATTTTTTTATGTAATTCGCTAGCATTTTTTTCATCAACAATGCCATTAGTAGAAAATTTCATTATTTGATCAATCATCGTTTCCTCTATTGATTTTTCATTTTTCTGTACGGGTATTAGATTGATCATTTCGTCTGCACTTAAATTATTCATTTCGATCAACGTAGTATCCATTGATTTCGTTTGAACAGGAGATGATTCGTTAAATATATTGTATGATGCAGGAGCTTTCTCGTGCAAAACGTCTTCGAATACAATGTCTTCTTGAATAGGATCAGATTTAATAAGAACGTTAATTTTAGTTTCTTCATCCAGCCAATCATTTGATTCGATTTCAGAAACATTTTTTTTGTGCTTTATCTTTTTGCTTTGTATCAATGTTTCGGTGTTTTTTTGTGGGGATGGAACTAACAAAGTTCCGTTCTTTGAATTTTTGATTTTGTATTTATTGAACAACGCCAATAAATGTGATAATATTTTTTGAATACCAACATGCTTTTTGAGACATTGATTATGTGCGTCTTGTACAAATTTGAACTTAGTAACATTTGGTGCGGACACTTCAGATATTACGTATCCATTTTTAACTTCTGGATATTTGCGAGGATATTCGATTTGGATGATATGATCATTTTGATTATACGACAATGAAATCGTCATTTTGTTGCTATCAAGTGACACGAGTTTGAAATCCGATGTTTGGTTATTACTAAACCACCCCTTTATTTCATTGATCGCTATTGCGATAACATTTGTTCGTAGGTTCATCTTACTTTATTAATGTTCTTTTCCAAAATAACATTATAACTTATTTTCTTATCAATTTTTTTAACATGAGTTACGATTAAGCAACAATTTATGACGACTATAATTAAATGGATTTAATGGATATGTCAATAAAAGTATCACCTAATGATGTTGATAAAATTAAGCAATTATTGTCACAGATGAACATCCAAATAGAAAGTAATTTGAGTTCAGAATCTCAGAGTGATACGCAACAAATAGAAGTTGAACTATCAGATGATGAGATAGATTTGTTATCGGATGAAAGCGAACCAGTAATCACCGTTCAACAAAACAATGTTTTACAAATGAAACCATCTGAGAATATTATTAATTCTTTGTCATATCAACCAAATGTATCACATCATAATTATGACCTTTCTCAAATGTACAGCCAACAAGTCGCTACTCCACAAATAGATGATGAAAAAATAACTCTCAATGTTGGTGGAAAAAAATTTAACATCAAAAAAGATTGGCTTGAACATTTGAATATTAATTGTTCAAAGTTGCATAAAATTAATTCATCGGGGAAGGTTGCATATTTTATGGACAGAGATCCATACTATTTTTCCAAAATTATCGAACTTGTCAAATTAAATGAGATGGATAATTCGGAATTTCAAAAAAATGTTAGTGAATATTCAGAGCAACTGATTAGCGAACTATGTTTTTACAAGTTATTGGATAATAAATATCGGCCCAATCCGCGACTTAAACTAAAAAGAGTAGTTGGATTTGTTGATAATTCGCAACACAACAATATTGTCAAAATAATAATTCATAATCAGATGTTCGAAACATTTGAATCTACTTTATTAAAGGGCACCTTCTTTATAGATAAATTAAGAACGAACAAAAGTAATAAACTGCAATTAACACATACCGATCCTAAAATATTTCGGCATATCTTAAATTTACTGAGAAGCGGTAATTTGTATGTGCATAGTAATACTATTATGGAAACATTGAATGAATATGGTATCGAATATGATGTTATTGTCGAAAAAAAGATAGACTACGATATTGTTCCGTGTCATCATAAATACAATGTTAACGTCGATCAAGCACTAATTGCAACGTCACAGTATATCAAAAGTAGATATCCGGACATGATGAATAACATATTTGTCGATACCAATAATATTATAACGACCGAAAGTGAAATGAAGTTTGATTCAAATATCATATTTAATCTAAATGACGGCGAAAAACAAAATGCGATAAATGATATGTACATATGTGTCGACATTCCTGTTATCAATCCAACAGATGGAATTGAATACATTGATTTTTTAGAGTATAGATTGATCGAAAGCGTATCAATTTACTTTTTTGATCCGCGAACATCCAAAACAGTTTTTTTGATGTCAACCATTCCTGATTATTTGTATATATATCCTGTATTGTACACGGAAAATGCCACAGATTATCATCGAACTGCTAATTCAGTGACTAAGAAATTGAAATTAATTTACAACGATACGTTGATCGATATTCACAGAGTGACGTTGCCTTTATTTTTATTCGAATCAAGTCATTTACCTATTAAAAAAATGGTCAATAATGGGATTCTGACACAACTAATAGTTAAAACGGCATCTCCCAAAAAAATATTCAAACACAATAAGCTCAAAAATATTTCACTTTTGAACATATCGTTGTTGACAAATTGTGAAAATAGATTACATGAGATGAATGTCCCCGAAAAGTCATTGTTTTATATGTACGAACGATTGCATGCGGTAAATATTCAAGTGCAGCATACTAAAAACCCCATTTATGATATCGGTATTATATCATTAGAAGGTATGGGTATGATTAAGGATTTAGTATTTACCATAATAACGAAAGAGAATAACATACAAAATACGGTTAATATATTCAGCGAAAATTTGATTGAGATGGAAATCATTTGTGTTTCTGCAAACTCTCCATATTGTGTATTAGATGCGACGATGATGAACAACTATATTCCATTAAAAAAATTAGGCCATTCTTTGCCAGAAGGTATCTATTATACCAGTTTTAGTCAAGATCCGCGAACACATGCGTTTTTAGGCGGCATGCATGGTAAAGATTTGCTTCTACGGTTCAAGGTTAAAAAATCAAGTGAAGTGATACGATTGTATGTTAACGAGTACCATGATGTAATTTTTTAATATTTATTATTGATGAATATTAAAAAAATTGAAGAGTTGAAGAGTTACAAATAGAGAGATATATTGTTGAATAATTAGTGATGTTGAACAAATTTCATCCCAAAAATGCCGTTACGTTTAAACTCAATGGTGAATTATATCTGTTGCATAGATATATATTGGATAAGTTAGATATATTCAAAGTTGTTGATGATTGTCCGGATCAAATGATAGAGTTGACATGGGATATTACTCCAGAAAACGCGGAAACCTTTTTTTCAATATTGGATGATGAAAATAATTATATAGATTTCGATGGAAACATATCAAAATGTTTGCAAACAATTTCGTTCGCAAAATATATGGGGGCACCCGATCATATTATTGAACCGATGACACATAATTTGTTGTATGCGGATTTTGTGAATTATTTATATGGATGTTGTAGTGCACCGTTTAGCAAAGATATCGAACGAATGTCAAATCAAAAAAGGATCGATATCAATTCAAAAAATATGAAAGGAATAGATGCTAAAGTACTTATATTGATGGTGAAAAGTTGCGATAATTTCGATCGAGATTTTAAACTAAATACGATAACAGCTATATTTGATTATGATATTGAAAGAGTTACGCGTTTGAATGGTTGGGAAATAAAATTTGATTGTAACAGTGCTCAAATATGTAATATACATCCACAATGCGTTGGGTGTTCGATTGGAAGGAAATCGGAAGATAATAATATTTTTATATATTATGGCATCATAGATACCATGACTATTCATCTGCGAAACATAAATGAACTTGGTACGGTTTCCACGTGGAAAAAAATTACAATAGTGTTAGAAAAATGTCATAAAGAAGAAAAATACGTAATTCCTTTACGAAGACGCTTGGCAGACCATTTTTCAAAAGTAACATTAGATATAAAAATTGACGAATAAATATCTTTTTATTAAATTCATTTTGTATCAAAACAAATTTAATAATGGCACACGATTTTAGCATCAATAATATGGTAGTTTTCAAACTATCTAACAATTCAACAGAATATGCGTTACATAAACATATCGCTGCAAAAATGGATATTTTTAACGCCTTATCAGATTGTTCTATAGCTACCAATGTTTTGGAGATCACGTGGGATATTCGACCTGAAATAGTAACTCTAGCGTTGCATTGTCTTAATTATTACACAACGCCCGAAAATATTGTAATTTCAACATCCAACGAGATAGTTTTATTTTTGAAATATTTGGGCCTTGATTCGAGTATTCTTGATCGAATTATACGCAAAATAATACGTAACATTGATATTGATCAATTTATCAACGAATTGATAAACCCATCAAACTACTACCAATTAATAGACCCGTTAAACTACGACAATTTAATGTTTATTTTTGATCGAACAGATCAGTTTTTTTTGGATTATAAAGCGTACAATATCAATACATGTACTACTTTCGTTTCCATTTGTGACAAAATATTAACATCGCAATTATCGAAAAAAAATAAGTTAAATGTTATTAAAAAAATATTCGTTAAAATGTATTATGAGATGGTGTTCGATAAAAAGGATCAATTGAATAAATGTTACATGATTATACAAAATATATCATATTCATTAGGATATTCTGCCAAATATAATATCAGTTATTCATATGATGGATTTTCGATTACTCGAGGTGGTTACAATATAGAATTGTCGGATGGATACGAAAATATGCAAGAATATTGCCAATGGATCGAACGAAAATTTAAGCGCAATAGCACTACAGACATAAAGCAGTTTCAATTCATCGATTTGATAGCAGATCATCTTGCGTTTATGTGTCAACAATGCTATGAAGGAAACGGTGCTCTGATAAGAAAAAAATTGATCTAAAAAAGTTTATGATGTAAATATATTATTCATATCATAACTCACAATGGCCAACGATTTTTGTGCTCAAAATATGACTCTAATTAAGATCAATGGCATAGAATATTCGTTATATAATCACGTCCTCAAAACTATGTCAATATTCAATGTATTATTCGATTGTGAAACTAATATAATGCCAGAAATAACATGGAATATATCAGCTAATAATGTTAATAAAGTTTTACATATTATTATGAGGAGTGATTACAATATTGATCCGGAAGATAATCTATTAAAGCACATTGAAATTATCGAATTTATGAGATATATTGGAGTAACAAACAATATTCTTGAAGAATACATCGAATTTGCAACTGGTGATATGTTAATCGAATATATTAATAAATGTCAAAAAATTCCGTATGATGACGTTATGTTATTCATTTTCGATAATCATTCGCATTGGCGTCTAGTCAAAACACCAGGCTTTTATAAAGAACAGCGCGATGCTACGCTGACCGACGAATTTAAAATCCTAATTGACGAAATAGTATCTGCGCATTTTCCAATAAATTTTCAAAAAAGAGTTATCAAGAGTACGATTCTTAAAAATATTCCAGATTACAAAAACAAACAGTCCCTGGAGGGTGTTGTGCGAAGTTTAATGCGATCATATAAATGTTTCAGTTGTGGCGAATACCGAAAACAAATTACGACATTTGTTGCTGGAGATCTAATAAGTCGCGACGGCCGCGATGTTGTAACCGCAGTAGAAAGAGTCTTTGATATGGCAGCAAATTGCATGACCGAAATATTAATTTCGCATGATAAAAATAATCTATCTTTTGCATAATCGTGGATTATGCATAAGATAAAAAATTGAAAAAAACATTATCAGTATCCAAGTTCTATAATAAGTTAATACACAATGGAGAATGACTTTTGCGCAAAAAATATGACAGCATTCAAGATTAATGGCATTGAGTATGTTATGTTCAATCATGTTCTAAAAACAATGTCAATTTTTGAAGCGCTAAACGACGGTGATGGCGACAAAATGCTTGAGATTGAATATGATATTGCGCCAGAAAAAATAAATGTAGCGTTTCATATTATTAATGACAAAAACTACGATAGGATAAATAGAAATGATAAATTATCCAATCATTTGGAAATGATTGGATTTATGAAATATTTAGGAATACCGGATGATATGATGGAGGATCTTATCGGCAAAATGACTAACGGATCTATTATCGAATATGTTGATGAATGTAAAAAGATTACATATGATGATAATATGTTATTCTTTTTTGAGAACTATCATTTTTGGCGATTGAACAGTAACAATGAAAAATTTGCTGAACGGCGTTTGATGGGAACATTCAATCTTTTTTTTGAAAAGATAAACGTCGATCATTTTTCGATAACTTTTCGAAAAAAAGTGATTAAATCGATGATTCTATCGATGTTACCAATTAACATGTCAATGTTGCATGTCGAGGACGTCCCTCCTACAGTCAATAGGTGCTGTTGTTATTTTGCGTGTGGAGACGTATATCCGACAATACTCAAACTAACTTTGCAATACATCGCGACCCTCGGCCTAAAAGTAGGTAATCTAATAGATGATACCGAAACTTTATCTGATATAATCGCTGACAACATTGCAGAATTTTTAATCTTTCGTCACAAAATTGCTGCATAGCATTAAAATTGAAAAAATCTTATATATTATATATTTTTTCGATATCGATTATTATAAAAATGAACGATTTTGCTGTTGAAAATATGACATTGTTTAAAATCAATTGTATCGAATATGCGTTACATAATCATATCATCAAAACTATATCAATATTCGATGTACTAGATGATTGCAATATTAATTCTTCGTTAGAACATGTATTACATAATCGTGCACTCAAAAACGATTCTGAACCGTTAGAGATAAATTGGAACATATCGTCAGAAAACGTTGTCACTGTGTTACATATCATTAACGGTAAATGTTATGATTTGATAGATCCAAATGGTGAATTATCAAATCATTTAGAAATTATTGCGTTCATGAAATATTTAGGCGTTTCACAGGACATCATGGTCCGAGTTGTTTCAAAAATTGTTAACGGGTCTGTTTATGATTTTATTGGTAAGTGTAGTAACATAGTCTATGATGATAATATGATGTTCATTTTTGATAATTTTCATCGTTGGAATTTGACGGACAGACAAATATCGACATATGATACGCTCGGTAATCTTAAACATTTTATTCAACGACTCACCGTTACACATTTTCCGGCAAAATTCCAAAAAAGAATCATTAAAAAAATGGTCAGGATAAATATAACATCTTACGTGTATGATTATGTACATTCTAACACATCCGAAATAATTAAAGATATATGTGAGCCTTTTGATTGTGCTATCGATACAAATTTAATTGTGAGTAAAATGAGAAAACATATTGGACTAGAAAAGGTTGTCGATTTAAAAAGATATGTAGAGCAAGTATATGATGACTTGTCCGAACACATTGCTGAATCGTTAATATCTCGCAATATTTAATATTGTATCCTACAACAATAAATATTGAAAATCACAACACATTATCATATATAATTCCATATCTATCACAAACAATGAATGATTTTAATCCTCAAAATGCGACATTATTCAAAATAAATGGCATAAAATATCTTTTGCATAATCATATTCTTAAGAAGATGGTGGTGTTTAACGTGTTGGAAGATTGTGATGATAATGAAATAATTGAGCTCAATTGGAACATATCGCCACAAAAAGTTAATATCGTACTTCATATCGTCAACAGCGAAAATTATAAATTGATAATTCCGGGTGATGATCTGTCAAACTATTTAGAAATTATTGCGTTCATGAAATATTTAGGAGTTTCACCGAAAATTATGAAAAAAGTTATTTCCCATGATGCCAGATTATCGTGTTATTCACTTTGTCCGAAGGTGTAAAAAAATAGCATATAATGATAATATGTTGTTTATTTTTGAAAATTTTGATTATTGGTATTTAGAACAAAGTGGGATACCACAATATGTATCACGAGATTTTGCTACGTTGGTTGACGAATTAATTTTGCCGCACTTTCCAATAAAATTTCAAGAAAATGTTATCAAAAGAATAGTTCAATTGAATATTTCGGATCGCATAAATGATCAATACTATGGTCTAACTACACATATGGTTAACGATGAATGCATAACATTTGATTGTTGTTGCGATATAGAAGTAATAGTTGATAAAATGAAAAAATATATTCATCCTAATAAGGGCGATGCCGACGAAAGGAGCCAAGTATTATCGGCATGCATCACTGAATCGTTGATTAATCGCAATAATGTTAGAAATTGATCAATAATATACTATTGTTGATCGATTGATTGGATTGAAGATTTGAATAAGCATCCACGATGGTATCCGTTAGATCATTTCAATGTTTATTCATTCAAAGTGATGTCAAGAGATTTGCAGAATTTTGCATTGACGAGACTTTGGACGTGCGAATATTTGTCTATTCAATGGGATATCAAGAGATCTGAAAGATTTGCATTGACGAGACGTTGAACGCGCCAACATTGATCCATTCAAAGTGATGCCAAGAGATTGTGTTGACGAGATGTTGAATGCGCCAACATTGGTCCATTCAACGTGATGCTAAGAGATTTGTATTGACAAGACTTTGAACGTGGGAATATTTGTCTATCCAAAGCGATATTAAGAGATCTGTAAAGATTTGCATTGACGAGACGTTAAACGCGCCAATATTGGTCTATTCAACGTGATGCCAAGAAATTTGTGTTGACAAGACTTTGAACGTGCAAATATCGGTCTATTCAAAGGGATGTCAAAGAATTGCGTTGATGCTACTTTGAACGTACAAATATTGGTCCATTCAACGCGATGTCAAAGAATTGCGTTGATGCTACTTTGAACGTACAAATATTGGTCTGTTCAACGCGATGTCAAAGAATTGCGTTGATGCTACTTTGAACGTACAAATATTGGTCCATTCAACGCGATGTCAAGAAATTTATAAAGATTGCATTGACGAGACTTTGAATGTGCAAATATTGGTCCGTTCAAAGTAATATTAAGAGATCTGTAAAGATTTGCATTGACGAGACTTTGAATGTGTCATAGTTGTCTATTCAAAGTGATGTCAAGAAATTTGTATCAACAAGATTTTGAATGTGCCAATATTGGTCCATTCAAAGTGATGTCAAAGAATTGCGTTGATGCTACTTTGAATGTACAAATATTGGTCCATTCAACGCGATGTCAAGAAATTTATAAAGATTGCATCGACGAGACTTTGAACGTGCCAATATTGGTCCATTCAAAGTGATGTCGAGAGATCTGTAAAGATTTGCACTGACGAGACTTTGAATGTGTAAATATTGGTCCATTCAAAGTGATGTCGAGAGATCTGTAAAGATTTGCACTGACGAGACTTTGAATGTGTAAATATTGGTCCATTCAAAGTAATGTCAAGAGATCTGTGAAGATTTGCGTCGACGAGACTTTGAACGCGCAAATATTAATCCATTCAAAGTAATGTCAAGAGATCTGTGAAGATTTGCGTCGACGAGACTTTGAACGCGCAAATATTGGTCCATTCAAAGTAATATCAAGAGATCTGTGAAGATTTGTGTTGACGAGACTTTGAACGCGCAAATATTAATTCAAAGTGATGTCAAGAGATTTGTGAAGATTTGCATTGACGAGACTTTGAACGCGCAAATATTAATTCAAAGTGATGTCAAGAGATTTGTGAAGATTTGCATTGACGAGACTTTGAACGAGTAAATATTTGTCCATTCAAAGTGATGTCAAGAGATCTGTAAAGATTTGCGTAGAGGAGACTTTGAACGTGTAAACATTTGTCCATTCAAACATTTGTATCGACGCGATTTTGAACGTGCCAATGTTGGTCCATTCAAAGTAATGTCAAGAGATCTGTAAAGATTTGCATTGACGCGACTTTGAACGTGCCAATTATCGATCCATTCAAAGTAATGTCAAGAGATCTGTGAAGATTTGCGTTGACGAGACTTTGAACGTGCCAATATTGGTCCATTCAAAATAATGTCAAGAGATTTGCATTGACAAAACTTTGAACACGTAATATTGGTCAATCCAAAGCAATGACAAGAGATTCGCACCAATAAGACTCGAAATATGTAAACATTCGAATCTCCATATGACATATTTTCTTGCCAGCAATATTGAATTGATAAATATTTGCACCATAAAAAAAATGAAGATAAATATATCTATCATGAAATCGTTATTGCCAAATCAAAAATGAATGACTTTTGTACCGAAAAACAAACCCCTTTTAAGATCAACGGCGTGGAGTACGTGATGTACAATCACATCCTCAAAACTATGGAAATATTCAACGTATTAACAGATTGCGAAAATGATTATGTTGAAATAAAATGGAATATTTCATCTGAAACAATCAATATGCTACTTCATGTCATCAACGATAAAAAATATGAATTAATAAATTCGGATAATGATTTGGCACATCATTTGGAGATTATTCGATTTGTTGAATATTTGGGGTTGGAAAAAAATATCCTAAAAGGAATCATCAATAACATGTTTGAAAGATCCATAATTGATTATATTGATAAGTGTCTGGATATGGACTATGATGATAATATGATGTTGATTTTTGATTTGTATGACGATTGGTATCTAGCGGCGAAGGACTACGATATCGTAAAGATGTTTAAAATTTTTATCGATAAAATAACTTCATCGCATTTTCCAATTAAATTTCGCGAAAAAGTCATCAAAGAAATAGTTTCAATCGATGTACCAGATTGTAAGAAATTAATCAAAATGTCAAGATTTATAGTCAATGCTGTTGTCGATGCTTCCTGTGATCTTTTTGATTGCCAAAATGATAAATATATGATCAAAGAAAATATGAACACATATCTTGATGAACGAGGTTATAACAACATCTTCCAGCCGGACATGAAAAAAGTAACAGAATTTTTAGTTGATTTAATCGCCGAATTACTACTCCGCCGCGACATAACAGAAACACCTGAAAAAACTAAAAATCAATATGCTACACCAAATTATTGCAATGTTAACGATTTTTGCGCCGAAAAGCAAACGCGCTTCAAAATAAATAACATTGAATATGTGTTGTACGATCATATTATCAAGGAGATGTCGATATTTGATACATCGCAACATGACAAAATATTGGAGTTAGAATGGGATGCGTTGCCAGAAAGAATAAACTTAGCATTCCACATCATCAACGATAAAAAATTTGAATTAGTTGCCCCAGATGGCTACCAATTCAAATTTTTAGATATCATCAAATGTATGAAATATATGGGTGTCAGTGAAGATATTATGTACAAAACAATTGATTATATGACGAGTGATCATATCGTCAGCTACATTTATATGTGCAAAACTATAAAGTATGATGATGAGATGATGTATATTTTCAACAACAAAGATTTCTCTTTATATAACGGTGACAGACCAATTCCAAAAGAGTTTGAATCTTTATTCGATGCGATAATGATACCACATTTTCCAATAGAATTTCAAAGGAAGGTCATTCAAAAAATGATTATGAATATACAATGGCACATTTACACAAATCTAGATCAACCCACGATTGAAAATGAAACTAAAAAAATATGCACACATGTCGGTTTAACAAATTTAGATGAAATAACCAAAAAAATTAGCCAACAGATAATAGATCGTTTTGGAGTCAAACGAAATTATTGCAAGCATGATAAAGAAATTAAAGAAATCAAAGCTAACTATCTTACAACATTATTGCTCAACAAATAGATACATAATTCATTATAATGAATTATATATCACATACAATATCATCGTCGTTACCATTCTTAAATAATGTACAATCGACAGCAGCTTCTTTCATTGCTCGCTCAAACGCTATATTTATCTTTTGTTTCCTAATAGCAATCTGCAAAATTTTTTCATCAATCGACATCTGCAGCTCTGGATGTGTTGCTAGATACATATATACCTTGACAAGTCTCTGGTCAGCTGGGACGTCTTTATGCGAACAAAATCTAATTGCCCTCCCCATAATTTGATCCATCCTCGACCAATTCCAATACATTTCAATAATATGAACCTCTCGCACTCTCAAAAATGATACCCCTTCTTTAATAGACGACGAACCAATGATAACTTTAATCATACTACCATCCTCATTTTCTTTTTTATTGAAGATCGCTTTGATATCTTCCTTATATTCTGGCTTTTGATCACCCGACCAAACTGCAAATCGTTTCTTACCGACTCCATTATCTGCATAATTTTTAAAATGATGTTGTTCTAACAATCTAACAAATGGTTTTATCCCACCGTAGCCCTTAAAATTAGAATAAATAAACACAGTTCCTTCACAACGCTTAATTCTTCGCAATATCTTTGCAAATTTCGGTGAATATTCTTTGATATTGGTACTGCTGAAATCGTCGTCATCTAGACTATCCCATCCTTCTTTGTTCATTCGCTTGTTTGGATATACAAAGTTGCTGAGCATTCTTGTTCCGATAAAAAAACTATTTGATACATCTGATATTTCTGATATTTCTTCTTGATCTGCCGCTTCTGATCTAATTATCTTCTTATAAACCTTGTACTGCAAATCACTCATACGACACTTTACCAAATGCAACTCAGTTTTCGGAAAAACATATGATGGAGCACCTTTATAATATGAAACATATCCTTTGATGTAGGATTTGAAGAGATCCAAGTTTTTAACTTCATATGTGATTTCCTTAGTTGTATATATTGGTTCCAAAAAAGTATCATAAAATTCTGATCCTGTTGGCATTTGATTTTTTCTGTTCAACAAATTCATCGTTAATGCAATTTCTATCGGTTTGTCAAAAATCGGCGTCGCTGACATTATTACTAATCTTAAATCTTTTGGAGCTGACATCACTAAATCGTAAATCAATTCATAATAGGCTCCTGTTTCACTAATCATATTATGAATTTCGTCTATAATCAACAAGGTGTTCTTTAATTTAATTTTATTTTGCTTAACCAGATCTATAAATTTGTTGTAAGAGTAGATAGTGTAGTATTTGTCAATTCGTTCATCTGATTTTTTGATGATTTTTTTATATTCAGGATCTGTGGGGAGATGTTTTTTTAGAATTGCTCTTTCTTCCATTGTTAAATAATTGTTTCCAGCGCACGGGGTTCTTAGTTCATTGCGAAAGTTTCCTTTTAGGGCTGCGGGTAGGACAACCATTATGTTTTTATGTTTTTTAAATCCTTCTGCTAAGTGAATAGCGGTGCAACTCTTACCACTACCAATTTTATGGTACACCAATATACCTGTATACTGTGTCTTCGGATTAATAAACTCAGCTAAAAATTTCTGCGGAATCTGCAACTCATAATTTTTTGGAAAGCAGAATTCCTTCATAGTTTTCTTTTCTTTTGGAATCGCAAGTTTTTTGAATTTTTTATTAACAAAAGGATAAAAATCATCATCATCGACACTTGGATATGATTGCATATATGCTATATTAGTAATACAACATATATTATAATGGTTTTACTTTTTTTTCGCAATCAATATGCTTGTCTGCATTGATAAATTTGTTTTCACCGCAACTGCACAGATTTTCGTCATTGGGAGCTCTATATGCACAATTGATTAAATTATGCGGCCCGTCACATAGCGAGCATCCTGACATTCGCTTACCAAAATTACTCAGATGATATTTTTCACAGATTTCGATCGCTGATTCTGCCATGTTTGTTTTAGAGAGAGAAAAAGATGAGTGTGCCAGTTTGTTTGTTTTTCAATTTTTATCGCCAAAAAAATTGAAAAATATATTGCCAATAGTACTAGTCTTTCACAAACTAAATAAACATGTCTTACGTTTGTGTTTCGAAAAAAAATAAGATCTGGTATAAATTCTCCGATCATCGTTGGCACAAAATAGTTCCTTCCAAAAAAATAACAGAATATAAATATGATCCCAAGTTCATAGATTCGTTAGATAATGATAAAAATTTGGTAGCGTTCGAAAATGGTGTGTATGATTTAATAAAAGGATTCAGAAATGGTCATCCAAATGATTACATTAGCAAAAGTATTGGATACAATTACGAATTAAGTCAATGTCAAGATAAAGATTATTTTGGTAAAGAGCAAATCAAAATATTGGCTCAAGTATGTTGTAGTTCCAACGATAACATTTTGATTTTTAAAGATTTGTGCAAGGATCAAAAAAATGTATTGATAAGTATGTTACAAACGGTTTTAGGAGATTATGTACAATTGATAACATCAAATGATGATGAAATTGATAAAAATGTTAAAGTGTATTTGATAGATAATTTTGAATTAGACGATGATGAAATAGATGAATATTTGCTTAGAATATATGAAAGTAACACATTTGGAACGCCAGTTATATTATGTAATGAATCACCTGTTACAAATTTTAAAGATGATTGGTTTTGGGATAGAGTTCTTGTTGTGGCGAATCCATATACTGTCAAGATGAATCCATGTCCACCTATGATAGAAAAGACAATCATTTACAAGTTTTTACAACAAAATGTTGATTTTGAAATCCCATCAGATATCATCCGCGCAACAGAAGACTATTATGCTTTTTGCGAATCATACCAAATAATCGAAATGAATGGCAAAATTGTAAATATACCCAAAATGATCAAAGAGACAAATCTCTATTCTATTTTAAGAAGTGGTGGTGCATTGACGAATGTTATTCTTCATAACGTAGATTTGAGAGGTATCAATATGCAAAACATATCAATTTATAATTGTGATTTCACAGGATCTAATTTTAGAGGCTGCAAATTTAATGGTGCGCGTATCGAACGAACTATTATGCAAGAGGTCGATTTTAGACTCGTAGATTTGACATCTTGTCACATAAGACACGTTGATTTTAGAGGCGCAAAATTTGATGATGTAAGGTTAATAAAATGCACAATTAAGAAATCAAATTTTACAGATGTCAATATGGATAATATAGATAGTGACAGTTGTACATCTTACGAAAAATGTGCCGGAGTCTAAATTTTTATGTTTTTATGGTTATAAAAACATAAAAGATATAATGTTATGATTATATAAACATGACGAATAACGTATACTATCAACGAGATGCAAAATTTGTTATCATCCCAAATATGAATGACATTGACACTAAAAAATTATTACATCACATCACTCAGCTTAAGAAAATGTACACATCTGATAATTCCCACTCTTTTTTCTGGAAATTCGATGTAAAAAATAATGCTATCGTAGTTGACGAAACATCCGCATCAATATCGTCCGACGTTCAAGAACAGTTGTCTTTAATCGCAATGTGGATTTTCGAACGCGGTCATCATATGAAAGGACAATTTATACTCAAAATTAACAAACTTATCAAATATTTTTACATGAATGGATACCAAAAATCGATAAGTAACTTGGAGTTATTTGATGAAACGGATATGAAGAATATTACTAGCGAAAATATCATTATGTATGATGCCAAAAATAAAATAGATTCATATATTAATAGCGAGTTATGCCAAGATAAAATGAATGCGATGGACTTAAAAATTGTGCAAAAAGCTGTAACGTGCGAAATTGATATTACGTGGACAGAGGATGATAAAGAATACAGATCTTTCTTCTCCAAAAAAGAAATTTGTCCATCCAAACAAACATTACTTTCCCCATTTATTTTTCTACGACGCAACATCAACGCCCTCATAATGATGATAACTCTTTCATGTTTAGTTCAAGCATACATAAATGACAAATACACAAAAGAATAATGCTATAAATTTATTTATTAACTTTATAGCAATATATTAATGGATCTACAATTGACAATTAAAGTGGTTATTGTCGGTGAAAAAAACTCCGGCCGAGCATATTTCAAACGAATGTTATATCCTGCTCTATCTATCAACAGTAATAATTTCATCGCAGAAACATACTTCGAAACCGATCCAAAACTATTTCCCAAAGTTACAAGATGCTTAACAGACAGATGTCAATATCTCAACTCTATTCATAAAAATAAAATAACGTACAGATGTATCAATAAATGTCTCGGAATAACCGATTCCAGAACCAAATCTCACTACATCAATAAAAATGTATTTTTATCTTTTTGTCATATCGGCGATAACTATGAAGAACACGCTGATCTGATAGCCACAGCAAATATCATCATCTATCTAACACCGCACAAGCTTGAAACACCATTGTTCTGTTTCATAAATGACATCGTTGCGTGCCATAAAAAATGTCTTCTCACGCTTATCACCAAACAAGATATTAATCCAAATTTTCATTGTCAAGATATGCATATATCATGTATGTTTGCCCATTCCATACGATGTATGATATATAAATATTCACAGAACATCGATAAAAACTGTTGTCTGATTATGGCAAATTGTTATGGTATTAATAAAAATGAATTATGCGAAAATATTTATTGTGATAAACAGCGATATTTATTGCAGTGTGGTTTTGCAGGTTTTAGAGATTGCTTAGTAAAATTGGTGCAAGATAATTACAGAGAAATGATTTATGATAATTTTTTGTATGAGATGCATTTGTGTAAGATTGATTTTATGGAGAATATCGAAATATTACTTGGCAAAGTAGCTATCGTTGAAACTATTACGGAAAAAATCTGTGGGGAAGATGTTAATATTCTTATTCAAGAATATGTGGCCACGATTGCCGATGGAGACTATGGACAATTGAATAACTTGGAATGTTTGCGCAAATTTATTCCGGAAACAAACTGTTGCATCAAAACTAAAATTGAAACCATAAAAAATAAAATTATTAGTACGTGCACTGATGGTATCAGTATAGATGAACAAATATATTTACCAAGTGCTGTCTGTGCTATTATGATGACAATGAATATGACTATGATAAATTGTACGTATGTATGCGAGTTGTATTCAAGTAGAACTATTGAGATGTTGAAAGTGAATGACAACTTGAGAATGGTATCGGATGCATTTTTTTGTCCAAAAGAGTCTGAAAACATGTTGAATATATTAATTTGCGTGCAAAGGATAATGCCGTGTGAACTTTTTAAGACGTTTATGATGAAAATATTAATAGCAAAGTTAGCCGTTGCTGTGATGATCATTGAATCTTGTTGTGCATCAAAGAATGATATGATGTCATATTGTAAGTCATTGGGCAAATATTTGTCATGCAATATCAACAAAAAATGTTATAATTTATTTACAATGATAATTGATATTTGTGATAACATTGCTATCAAATATTTTGATGTTTATGCAGAATTAATGAATGTCTTCGATAATTTGGAATGTCGGGATATGAGTGTGTGCAATGTGATGGAGATTGATAGATTTATAATTCAGTTAGTAAGTAATCAAACTTGTAATCCAAAGTGTTAGGATAATCAAAAATGCAAAAATGTTTGAATTTTTGATTAGAATATGCAACGCTTGCATTTTGCATATCTGCCGCGGTAGTCAAACATAAGATAAGTGATTGTTGTGCATTCAGCACAAGAAAAGTAAGTATCTTGTTTGAGAAATTTTCCGTCGGCAACTTTTCCAGGACAAATTGTTTTGCCTGCACATTCTGGACATCCTTCAAATTTTATTTCTTCCTTACCACAAGTTGTCTCATCGTTTTCGAACATAAATAAGAAATTTGATAAATTCACATCATTACTTGAGCACTCATAATATTTATCTGAATTTAGTTGATATTGTAATAGTCGTTGGGCAACAATATCGTTTGATATGAAGTGGCCTCTGTCGCACGTGACATGATGTTTTGCTACGCCGTTCGATCTCGACAAATTATAATATTCGCGCAAAACTCCCATTATTGTACGAAATAATTCGTGATACTTTTTGTTTAGTAAGGTAATCACAGATAATTCTTTTGCAATATCTGCACGAAACACTCGATGCGCATTTCGTTCGGTTAAATCCAGCAAATCTTCAAACACGAAACCGTTCTTCTGGAACATCATCAAAAAACGATCAGTAAATAAACTGTTTGAAACGATGCTGAATTTTCGTTCAACTTCGATTTTGTTATGAACAAGATAGGCAGGTAATTTGATTTTTTCGCTAGAATTCAGATCCTGACATTTGAAATGTTTGTCTAATTCGGCTATGATCACTTCATCAATTTTAGGTAATTTTTTGTTTATCATTCGAAAAATCTCTATAAAATTAACTTGTTTTTTTTGCAGCTCCTGGAACATGTCGTTTGATTCAAACCTCGCAAAAATTTTGTGGATCGTTTCGTCAGGCTTTTCGTGACCATTATTATGATCAACGTTATCTTTTTTAGAATTGCACAACATGTTGTATAACATTCTCCCATTATAGATATTAATGTCAAACATTTTCCGAAGTAGTTCGACATTTTTTTCGTTGATATCTTCTTTAAACAAACTGATGATTTCATCTTTCCAACAATCCGGAGTTAGGTCGTCACTAAAGTTGAAATCGACCATCTCATTTAACATTGTTGTAGTGATGGAATCAAGTTTCTTTTGAGCTTCAAACTTTAAAATTTTAAAAAGTGTTTCATGTTTCAAAGATTGGTATTGTTGGTATAGTTGATTCGCAACCAATGCTTTTGATGGTATCGCTAAATGTTCAATCACTTCCACAATATGTTTTCCGGTGCAAAAAAACACAAGAGGATTCATTTCTCGTAACCATTTCATAAAATTGGCAACAAAATTCATTGTTTTAACAAATACAAGTGGAAATTTTGTTTCTTGTGCGCAATCCATTGAAATTTGACAAATAATCGATTTATTAATTGTCAAATTAAGGATATCCCTGATATAAATATTTTCAATTTTTTGGTGTATATCAAATAGATACAAAAAAATCATATGCGTTCTTTTTCGATTAATTCCGACATGAATCTAAAAATAATAACCAATACATCTTTGGAATAAGTAGTAGTATTAAGATTTTGAATCAAACTGACAAGATTTGGATAAATATCTTTCCATTTCGTCAAAAAATAATACCTCCTCCAAAACAATTTATAAGTATGTCCGTGTTTATCATGAAAAATACTTTTACCGTCAGCAATATATTTTATACATACTAATATATCATCTGGCAAAAGCGGGCGATAACCGTACGTTATCATTTTCTCTTCATCTAATTTACATATTTTGAATGCGTCTGTTTTGATCATCAATATATCATTTGTCCCCGTACATATATTATGAACCGATGATAATCTTTTTCGATCCGGTTGCGTCACTTCCCTGTTTTTATTAATTTGTATGAGACAGTAATCATAAATCATATTCCGTTCATGTTGTGTCATACAATCACAGTGACCTAAAAAAATCAAATCTGTTTGACCTAAAAAAATAGATAATTGGTTTAAATAATTAAGATCACATACGTATATAATTTTTGCAAATTGAAGTTCTAAGTTATCTAATTCTGATTCATGGACGCGTGACAAACATATGTCGATAATTAATATGATATTTTCTGTGTATGAATTTCGAAATACGCATTTCAGTTGGTTTGCGTCTCTGTAATCTGAGAGATAGATCATACGTAAACGTAAAGAATGTTTGAATAACCCGTACAAATTTCGTTCTAACAAGTTACTGTTTTGTGACATAATTCTGATTATTTTAGCAGTTTTTAGCTCTTGAATACATGCTTGATCAAATATATCAAATGTTTCTATATTCAATGATATCAACGCGCGGGACATTTGCATAATTGTTAAGTCAGAGAATAAGAGAGAATGCGTTAATCAATTTTTTTATTGATTAACGATTGTTATACCTGTTCTTAACCTTTCAACTTCGCGCCTTTTCAATAGAGAAATAAAACTCAAAATAATTATCATCACATCCTTCGAATAAGTTGATAAACCTAATTGCTGTATAAAATACGAAATTTGTAAATTAATATTATTGCATTGCGCCAGAAAGTAATATTTCGTCCATAATAATTTATATACTGCACTATCTTTTTCATGATATATACTTTTGCCGTCAGCAATGTGTTTTATTTTTTTCAATATTTGATCTTGCAAATGGCATTTGTAAAAATGATCATCAACAAGTTCTATCTTGCATATTTTAAATTCATGTGATTTGATTAATACCATTTCATTAGGTCGGGTACGTATATTATTCATTAATATCTGTTTTTCTTTTGAAAAATATTGTTCATAAATTAATTTCCTTGCAACTCCAAACGCATCATTGCGATCTAGAAAAATGATATCAGGGATTTTATGTGGCAAAACCTTTCGCGATTCATACAAATATGGAGCGAAATACATATCACATTCGCATATAACTTTTTCAAATACTGATTCTAAATCAGACATGATTTTTTCAACGCCCAAACCGACATTATTGCAACATAATAAAAAATATGTATCTATTATAATCGCATCATTTTTTTTCACTGTCCAATTAAATTGGAGTTCAAGGTTAAATGTTGGCATGTCTCTTATTTCAACTAAAGTCATCTGTAATTGATTGGTCAAAATGTTGCATATGTTACGTTTCAGCGGTTCTAAATTATATGATACAAGCCAAATACTTTTAGCATTTCGAATTTCTTGGACGCCGACTGGATCAGATATATCAAACGTTTCTATATTTAACGGTATCAGGGACATTTGTGATGTTTTTTATCATAAGAATTGATGAATGAATACAATAATCAATTTTTATTGTAGATAAGACTGTTTCTTTTCTTCAAATAGCAAAAACATAAATTCGAAAATTATGGCCAACATGTCCTTTGAAAATATCATTAGGTTTAGTTTCGTAATAAAATGGATCATTGACCAATGAACGTATATACAATCAATTAAAAAATTTTGTTTGCTTTGGAGTAATTTGTTAAAATTTCCACCGGGTTCATGGAAGGCACTCTGGCCATTCCGAATGATTTGGATTATTTTGGATATTGCATGCGGTGAATATTGTTTATGATTGTAATTAGGATATGTATCTAGAAGCTCCATGTTACAAACCTCTAATGATTTTTTTTTGATTATCATTAATTCATCAACTCCCATGTAATTGGCAATGTCGTCAAGTGATTTATGTACATTTGTTAATTCATAAATAACACATATTTTGCAAAATTGTTCTCTTCTAGTAGTGCAACGATCAATGAAATAAATTTCAGAGTCAAAATGGACTTGGTGACGATATGAATATATTACATTTCCGAATTGTGATTCCAATTCAGAATATTTTGTAAGCAGCGATAAAACATGTTGATCGACAATCAGCGTTGTATTTTTACAATCAATGTTTTCGCATTTTTTGAGTAAATCGTCAAAATTGTTATATGTTTTACATACGCTTGGTAAAAAACCAAGGGGGTAAATCCAATTGTCATGTTGCAACCTAATAACATTTTTGCGTAATATATTAACCAATATATGATATATATTGACAAGAACAGAATCATCCTGTGAAATTATTCCAATTTTTTTAGTCGTATCAATAACATTTATCCATTTTGGATCAAATATGCTTCGAGAAGTTATGTTAAGATTCATGTTGTAATAATCTGTTCATTTCGACAAACAGGTTACACCGTTTGATAATCAATTTTTTTTCTACGAACGCATTGGATATTAAATCGAGAAATATTATTAAGTTGCCAAAAATGATAGGACAACTTAGTAATTTGCGACACTTATCGTTGTCTAATAATCAAATTACAGAATTACCGGAAACAATAGGACAACTTGTTAATTGTGAGATCATACAATAAAAAATTGAATTTTTTATCGTAAGACAAATATTCTATCAAGAAAGAACAAAATGGACCAAAGTGATATATTATACCAAATATTTAATGAATTATCATTAAACGATATCGTGAGATGTTCAACTGTTAATAGACTTATAAATCATATATGTGATTTACAATATGCGAGATTGATAAATGACTATGAGAACATCCTAGCGAACATTTATTATAAAAGCTCATACAAACAAATGTATGTCGATTGTTATGAATTAGAAGTTTTTATAAAAAAATATTCAGACCTTGATTTGTTCAATTTTTTTTCTACAAACGCATTAAATATTCAATCGAGAAATATTGTTAAGTTGCCAAAAATGATAGGACGACTTAGTAATTTGCAAGAATTATGGTTGCGTGATAATCAAATTACAGAATTACCGGGAATAATAGGACAACTTAGTAATTTGCAAAAATTATGGTTGGATAATAATAAAATTACAAAATTACCGGAAACAATAGGACAACTTCGTAATTTGCAAATATTATCGTTGGATAACAATAAAATAACAGAATTACCAGAAAAATTCGGACAACTTAGTAATTTACAAAAATTATGGTTGTATAATAATCAAATTGCAAAATTACCAGAAACAA